TAAAAACGGTTTCTTTAACAGCATCAAAAATTGGATAATGGAAAGATATCCAGTTAAAAACCTTTTACAGTTTGGACAAGGTATAGGTCAGATATTTGGTGGCGAATTTATAGGCGGCTTATCTAACATGGCTTATTCTGTACCATTCTTTGGATCGCTTGTTTCATTCTTTGGCGGACCCGAAACAGCTCAAGAAGCACAGCAACAAATTGCAACAAACGGTTCTGGATTTTTCAAATCGTTCAGGGATAGAGCTTTAAGAAAGGTACTTGGATGGGTACCTAAGTCGGTACTTGGCGTATCTGTTAGGAGTAGAGTAGCTAAGATCTTAGGCATTAACATGAGTGAGCCTATTCGAGATGATAATATTGCCGGTGAAGCAGATAAAACAGCTAAGACAATTGATACATCTAGCAGCTCATTAAATAAAGCTAGTCAGAATATATCTAAATCAACTAAGAAGATTGAAGATGCTTCAGCCAGCTTTGGTAAATCAAGCCCCGGTGTCTGGGAATATCTAGACTCCGCAAGCGAACAAATAAGCAGCAATATTAAAAATATTATTAAAAGCTCATTTGTATTTGTTGACAAACTTAGTAGAGGTATAAGATTTTTAGGTGGTAAAGGTTTCGTTGCGTTTACGAGAGGTTTAGAAGTATTACTAAAAACGCCAATACGGCATATTGCTCGTGGTATAGCTAAATCTAATTTAGCTATTGATGACATGTTTAGTTCTCTTGTTAGAGCTATTAATTCACGAACTCCAGATGTGTTACAAAAGACAAATGATTTTATATCAGCTGTCGTTAGTTTGTTAAAGCAATCTACAGCGTCAGTTAGCAATTTATTATTCAACCGAGATGTTATATCTGGTATATCAGTGCAGCAATTAGACCAGCTTAAACGACAATCAGCATCGCTAAGTACTCAAGGTAAAGATGTTAATAAAATATTAAAGTTAATAGAGCAAGAAGCTGCACCAGCCGGTTCACCGCGCGCGGTGTTTGAGTCAAGTCTAGAAGGTGCTAATCTAGCAATCAACAACGATACAAATAAAGTTATGCGCGAATGCTGTAATACTCAGCGCGCGATCTTAAATGAATTACAAAACGGTACAATTTCAGCTATTCTAGGTGAAATCCGAAATAACACTCAACAGCGAGACCCTCTAACAGAAGGGCCCGATCTTAGACTGCGCCCACCTAGTATGGATCTGCCAGGAGCTCAAGCACCTGCACCACAAGGTAATCCTGTACGACAAAATAGACAACAATTTGTTCCACCACCGCTAACTATCAACTAAATATTTGAAATATCATGGCGTATAAATATCTATTCAAATTCCTTGAAGAAGAAGAACAGAAGGTTACTGAGAAACCGGCTGGGAAAAAGAATTGGCTTGATCAAGTTGGGGGTATTCTAGGCAATAGAGACGCGCAACCGCCAAAGCTTGTCAATATAGCTCAGACGCCTACAATACAAGGAATAGATGTAATACATGATTTTGAATGGACTCATACACCAACCGGCGGTAGACATGAAGTACCCTGGGTTCGTATGTCAGAATATAAAGTTAAATATAACTCTTTAATTCAAAATATCAAGTATCAACTTAACGCTGCAGGCGGTACTATGGAAAATTTGATCAAAGCATTGTCACAAAGCGGAGGTCAAGTTAATCAGGCTGAAGGCACTACTCCCGCACTGCCAGATGGTCAAGGTGACCAGTTCAGAAAATCTATGGGCTCAGCGGCGACCTTCAAAAAGTGGGTAGGAGACATGACAGAGGAAGTTAGAGCTCTTGAAGCACCTAATTCGTTGCCATCATATTTACATCCATATTTTGGACTATATGGTACCAAGCCTTCAGGGTTTGAATATTATTTTCCGTATTTCGAAACAGACTGGAAGTCAACAAATGCTGACTGGGGAAGTATTGATTCGTCAGCTGGTGGTATAGCTGCACCTATACTGTCGATTTTCGGCGAGCAAGGTACAGCATCAACAGCAGCAAATACTTCGTTGTTGAATCAAAATGTACTAGGGGCTTATATTGAAAGGCCTAAAATGTTTTCTTATGGACAAGAAGGTGAAACTATAAAGTTTACGGTAACTTTATTAAACACATCAAAACAAGAAGATATTATTAGAAATTGGCATCTTGCATTTATGCTCGCGTATCAAAACTTACCTAGCAGGACATCAAAAATATTTCTTGAACCGCCTGTAATATATGAGGTAGAAGTGCCAGGTTTATTTTATTCACCGTTTGCATATTTACAGTCATTACGAATTATTAATCGAGGAGCTACTCGTGTTATGAAAATACCATATCTTAAGACGGTACCGCAGCACGAGCGACAAGTGGACAACGCGAGAAATTTTGGAGCGAATGAGCAGGGATTTTTTAGAGATATAATAGCCGCTAAAAGGGCCAGTCGTCAATCAAAGTTTAGTTCTCAAATCAATGTAGCAGATGCAGAAAAAGATGTAGTACATTATATTGATACTATAATTCCGGACGCATATCAAATTAATATTGAACTTAAATCATTAATACCAGACAGTAAGAATTTATTTTATCACAGCGCGTTAGGTTCTGGCACGCTAGGGAGAGGTATATATTCGACATCTATACAAAAATGAAAAACGATACATATAAAAATATAAATGAGATTAAAGCCATGCCCGATGTATCAAATGCATCGTATGAGCAAATTTTTAATATGTATACAGCGGACGACGTTTATTACGCTTACAACATACTTAAAACAATAGAAATTCCCGACGATCTAGACTCGTCTTTTTTCTATAATATTCGCGTCACAGGTAAACAAACATGGGTTGAACTTAGCTACCAAGAATATCAAACACAAGAGCTATGGTGGCTCATTCTACTCACAAATAAAATTATGAATCCCGTAATATTGCCCGAGCCTGGATCGTTACTTAGAATATTAAAATCAGAAGCAGTTAATGTAGTGTTAAATAAAATACAAAGATGAGCTTTACATTACCAGAATCATTAACATCTATACAATTTAACAATCATGAGTATAATGTTGAACTTATTTTATCTAACGGGACAGACACAATCCCGTTACCAGTAGGTATACTTAAAGATATCTATATTAGGGACAGTATATTTTCTGTTTTTAAGGAAGGCTATGTATCATTCGACAATACAGGCAATGTGATCGATTCACTTGGTGATAGTGCTCAAGAAGCTGCTAATAGAGTATTTACCCCAAAATACGCATTTAATACAGATAGTAGAGACACATTATCAATTAAAATTAAACCAAAAGGCCCTGTACAGGATAATGAATGGCTTATATCACATAATTTCTTTGTTGCTGATGAAATAGACACATTATCTGATACTGGATTTGTTAAGACAAAAACATTTGTTTTAGTAGAGGTTGCTGAGCAACGATTAAGCGAAGATACAACACAGTGGTCAACGTCTAATGTTGTATTTACCGATTCACAAGACAAAGTAAATTTAAGCCAGGTAAGTAATGATTTGAGGAAAGCATACACGGGGCTAGGAATTAAAAACCGCATTCAATCTTGTTTAGGTAAAAATATAATATTTGCAGATGATTGGAACAAAGGTTTAACAAAAACATTTTACACCTCTCCTAATAATGCGTCTGCATTTGATGACATTGAGTATATGTTAGATGAGCACGTCAGCCCCGGTCAAAAAGGCTTTTGTCTATTAGGCAGGGAGCGTAACGGTAAATTTTTCTTGAGACCTTTAGAAAGTTATTATAATAGAATACTTCAAGGCGATACAGATTACGATTCGTATTTAATCGACGCATTTAACGTACAAACCGGTGAAATTACATTGTCACAAGACCCGACAAATAACTTTGATATGGTTGAAACTAATATTTACGGTTTAACAAAAGCTCAAATTTCTAACTTTAATACGCTACCTACATATCAATATGTCAACATGTCGAATAAAGACAGTATTCGAGAATTTATAACTACACATTCACATAACTATTCTTCTAGTTCAAAACAATTTACAATAGACAGTAAAGATACACATGCGGTCGCTTTAAGAAATAAAGCACAAAGATTATATGCTGACATCGTCAACGGGCAAACTGTATTTCCGCTAAGCGACGAGAAAATTGAGAATATAATTTGTAAGCATGAATATACCGGCGGTAATATTAAAGATGAAAGAATTGCGAAAGGTATAAATCAAGTTCTTAAGAAATTATTTGGATTAGCACCATCTGTTTCATATGATATTGATGGATCGACTGCTAGAACTTCTGGTAGATTTGCATTATTCGCGTCATCTGATGCAGTAAAGAATGCGACAATGTCTAAGGTACTTATTGGAGAATGGCTTACAACAACAGTTGACCATTATTTTGCCGTCGATAGAGGAGGGTATAAAAACACGGTTGTATGTGTTAAACCGCATGCATCTGAACCTATCGTTGACGACGATATTATAGCTATGTACGATGGTTATTATAAAAACAGATCTCTAAATATAGACAGTCTAGGGTTTGACGAAACACAAACAGCAATAGTATAATGTCAGAAATACAAATACCAAAAAATACTGGCGTAGCTGAACTTGCAGATTATGAAATCGCAAATTCAGTTGATTTTCATATTGCAACTTCAAGCTTTGTTTCAATTATTAATGAGTATGGAGACTATGTAGCTGCTAACTATGCTTGGAATGAAACGAAGCATTTGAATGACCCTATTACAGAGCAGGCAAAGTTGTTTCAAAGTATAAACGACGGGACGTTTAATTCTAAATTATATGCTAGCGGTATAAATGTTACCGATGCAAATAAAGGTGATAAGAAATATGACTTAATTGGCATAAATGGATACTTGGGTAAAAATCAAGTATGGATTAGAGCTAAAGATAATCTGCCTGCAAAAAAAGTCGAAGACGGTAAAACCTATTTTCAAGCATTTAATATTGTATCAGGTTTAGATACATGGGTTGAAATACCTGAAAATGATGTTTCACAAAATGTCGAAAATATAATAGATAAACTGAGTACAAATTTTGGCGCCAGTACAATGAATGATGAATTTTTAGTGTACTGGTATGAGCGATATAGAAAAGCGCATCATTTAGTTAAACAAGAATATAAAAAATTAATAACTGACGAAACGGCTGATTTTTTTACTGAGTTTAGTGATAGTATTGGTTTGTTAGGTAGAATGTTTGAATATGCTGATAATACGGTTATACCTTATTTTGACGTTTCACATACTATATTAAAAACAGTTGGTGGTGCGAGTGTAATACCGTCAGCTGTACCACCAAACGTTCAAGATAAATTAACAGATGATGCGAAAGTTAATATTTTAGAATCATCTAAAAAGGTAAGCACTCACTATCGTATACATATGAGCCGCGTTTTAGATTCACACTCAACACCGCTTGAAGCACACGGTGAAAATTTAATGACAGATCATATGCATTGGGTGCGTATGTCTCAGTCTATTACCATTGTTGATGAAATTGTAGCTGATACATTAGGGGCAATATATAAAATCCTATCATATAACCGTGTTGCTCAAAACGAGCGTAAAATTAAAGATGGCGGCCCAACGTTTAATGTTGTTGTAGAGGATTCTAAGATTGTCGTAGATGCTATGTTTAACAAGATACAAAAACTTAACAAACTTGTTACATCGAATTCTAGGCTTGAGGTCGATCAGCCTCAGGATCTTGGTCTAGATTAGGGTCAGCATCTTGAACATCAATTACCTTAGCGTCGTCTAAGATCTTTTTGAAGATTTCCTCTCTAGTACCTATTAACCCATTTTCATTCTTCTTTTCTTCGATAGCATGTTTGGAATCGATATCCATTCTCTTTGCTGCGATAGTAGTTGCTGATCGCTTATTCTGTATTACAATCTTATTAAGAGATTCGATGGCGCCACTTGACGCTCTAATCAATTCAGAAAGCGCGCTAATACTATCTGGGTCACCTGATGCCATTATGTAGTCTTTAACATTGTTCATAACATCGAGGCTTTCATTAATTAATTTGCCAGAATTTTGTACAACAAAATCTTCAATATCCTCTTTTTCTAAATGAAACTGTTCCGGAGCTTGTTGTATGGAATTATTAACAACTGTATTGTCTTTTAGTTGGTCAACTAAAGACTTAATTTCATCATTGTCTTGACTCATGCGAAAATATTTAGTTGAATTCTTCGTTATAGCACGTATAATATTAATATGGCTAATTTATGGATAGAAAACCATGGAGTATATACAATAAGCGATCAGAAGGTTCAAGATTTAGTTCAATGGATTCAATCTAATGGCGGTGTAACTGTTGAAGGTCAATCCGGAGCGCAAAGTTCTGGTGATACTCTTCTTAATGAAACACCACAGCCAAAGATTGGTCCAGACGGTAAGACCTACGATTTTGGTACCACCTGGATTTAATGGTAGTTTTTTACTGGATTTATGGGATGGGTATCTTATTATGGGATGAAATTAAGAAGCTATGTCGGAAAATTCAGAATCGTTACATGTAAGACAACATCTAGTACTCAACCCTGCAGTTAAATTTGTAAAGACTCATAACGACGCTAAGTTGCCAAAAGCTAACAATGATAGTATTGGTACAGGCGATTCAGGTTATGATTTAACATCTGTTGACGAAGTTTGTATTTCGCCTGGTGATAGCGCTGTTGTACCTGTCGGTCTAGTATTAGCGTTTATTGAACAAGGGTTTTGGTTTAGAATTGAACCACGCTCAGGATTGGGATTTAAGCATAGCATACAACCGCATTTAGGGGTAATTGATAATGGTTACCGAGGTGATCTTGGTGTAAAGCTATACAACTTTGGTAAAGAACCGTACATTGTTAAAAAAGGTGATAGAATTGCGCAATTCGTAGTATATCCTTTAATACATCCAAAGTGTGAATGGGCAGATGAGATTGTCGATTCAGACAGAGGTGATAAAGGATTTGGTAGCTCAGGAAATTAATATGTTTGATAATCTTTGGATAGAAAAGTATAGGCCATCAGTTATAGGCGATGTTATATTGTCTCATGAAAACGAAACTGTTATTAGTAAATTTGTAAGTGAAAAAGAAATACCCAATTTACTTTTAGTTGGAAGCCCGGGAGTTGGCAAGACTACACTCGCTAAAGTGTTAGTTAATGATGTGCTCAAGTCTCAATATCTATATATTAACGCTTCCGACGAGAACGGTATTGATACTATACGCACTAAAGTAGTTCAGTTCGCTCGAACAATGAGTCTCGATGGCGCGATTAAAGTTATTATTTTAGATGAATGCGATGGTTTAAGTCAAGACGCACAACGAGCTCTTCGCAATGTAATGGAAGAGTATTCTGAAATTACACGATTCATCCTTACTGCAAATTATGGCCATAGAATTATACCTGCACTACAGAGTAGATGTCAAAGTTTAGACTTAACACCTCCAGTTGAGGAATGTATTGAGCGAGTTCATCATATATTAAAACAACAAAATGTTGAAGTTACTCAAGATCAAACCGAACAGTTAACAAAATTTATAAAGCATACGTATCCTGATCTAAGAAAGATTATTAATGAAGTTCAAAAGAGCTGTACAGCTGATGGGCAAATTAAAATATGTAGTTCAGAAAAGGGTGAAGCGTTCGCCAAGCAAATATTAAAGCTAACCACAAATGGACACGTACTTCGAGTTAGAAAGTATATTATTGAAAATGAAGATCGCTTCAATTCTGATTATCCAGTATTATTAAAAATGATCTTTAACGAAATAGATCAATCTAACGACGAAAATAAGAAGATGCAATTAGTTGCAGTTGCGGAAGCTTTGTATAGAAGTGCTTTTGTTGTAGATCAGGAGATTAACGCATATAGCTGCTTAATACAACTTTCTGAACTTTCTAAGAATTAACCTTCAACATACTTTGCAGTATATGATTGAGCAGCAGGCTCTACATTAATATCTACATTATCAGCAGGCATTTCCTTTTTAGGGTGCTCACATCTTGTTTGCTTCTGTCTCAACTCGTCAGGATCTTGATCAAGCTGTTCAGGTTTAATATTAGAATTATCTTTACGAATTTGTCCTTCTGGAGTCGGACCTGATAAATTGATGCCATCATCAATATATTCAAGTAGTTCTTGAGGAAATGTAAATACCTGACTTGGTAAAAACAGACCAGGAGCAGCTTCTCTCATAATATCAACATAAAAATCGTCAACTGCTTCAAAAGAACCAGAATCAGCAACAGGTGGTCGTTGAGCTTTTACAGCAGTAACTCGAATATTATCGCCAGAATCGATCATTTCCTTAATTCTCTCGAGTTTGAGAGCAGGTTGTTTCCTAGACCACTCATGTGAGGCGTAATTATCAATAAGTTTAACACGATCTCCGACTAAAAAGTTAGTACCTTGAAATCTATTCAAGGCAGCCTCTACGATGACATCAAATTTGCTCATAACGTACAAATATTTATTTATTTCGACATATTATTATAGGCTTTAGGAACGAATTTGTTAGTAATAAATACTTTATATGGGATCTATTAATCTAAATGAGCTGAAAAGTGTTAAACCACAGGCAACTGTGAATAATCCAAATCCCAATGTTGAAGGCAATGATAATTACACATATAAAGATATTGCGTTAGATCTGCAGTATACTAATGTAAATAATAATGCAGCGAATCCTGGAGCGTTTATTAATACGGATATTACGCATTTACAGGATATAGCTGATATTAAAAATTCTATTGAAAATTTATTAACTACAAGACCAGGACAAAAATTATTAAATCCCACATTTGGATTAAATTTAGGAGCATATTGCTTTGAACCGGTGAATCGAGTTACAGCGGATCGAATCGCTCGCACAGTTTTAATTGATGTACCTAATCAAGAACCTAGAATTGAGATATCATCGCTACACGTAGTTGGGTATGAAGAATCTGGTACATATGAAATTGAGTTTGGTATTAAAATAAAAGACACGACAGTTGGTGCGCAAAAGATGAAAGGAAGATTAAATTCAGACGGATTTAAGTTTGACACTTTATAGAATAGGAAGAATAATGGCTAAACAAGAATTAACAGATTTTACATTGCCCAAAACAGCATACGCAGCATTTGATGCGCAAAGCTTGAAATCGCTGATGAAACAGCGCTTACGCGACAACAGTACCTTTACCGGGCAAGATTTTGAAGGTAGTAATATTTCGTCGATGATAGATATTATTGCGTACAGCTATCACACGCTACTCTTTTATCTAAACCAAACAGCAACTGAATCTATGTTCTCTGAAACTGAGCTTTACGAGAATATGAACAGAATTGTCAAGTCTCTAGATTATAAGCCTGTTGGTAATCAAAGCAGCGCTTTAACGTTTGATGCTACAGCAACACAAAATTTAGTTCCAAGTACATATACCATACCGAGATATTCTTTCTTTAATATTGGCGGGGTACATTATTCGTTTAATCAAGATGTAACATTTACAAAAACAGATGCAGGTACTCAAAACTTAACATCATTATCTGAAAAGCATATCTTACATCAAGGTAAGTTTGAAGAATATCCATTATTGACAGCTGTTGGTGAAGAATATGAAACGTTCATTTTGCTACCAGGCGATGACTTAATTATAGACCACTTTAATATACATGTATATGTTAAAGATGTTAATACGCAAAAATGGTCAGAATGGACAAGAACGTCGAGTTTGTTTTTGGAGAGAAGTACAGGTAGAGGGTATGAAGTTAGATTAAACGAGAATAAGCGATACGAATTAAAGTTTGGTAATGGTAGGACTGGTAAGAAATTAAATTCAGGCGACCAAATTGCTGTATATTATTTGCTTAGCGATGGTGCAGCCGGTCAAGTTGGACCTGGAGCTATAAACCGTAGTAAGCTAGTCACTTATGACAATGTTCAATTTACTGACATTTATGGCGAGATAAAAGACACTAACATAAGATACGCTACACAAGAACAGCTAGTTCTGCTGCAATTTACTAACAGTGATTCATCAAGTGATTATTATGTTGGTGAAACAGTTGATGATATTCGTGAAAGAGCACCAAAAGTTTTCGCGACACAATATCGTTTAGTTACAAAAGAAGATCATGAAAACTATCTCTTCCAAACATATAGTAATATTATACGAGACGTTAAGGTAGTAAACAATTGGGATTATTTGGATGGCCATTTTGATTATAATGTTAATACGTTAAAGTTAAGTAGGTCTAATGACGAGCCGAGAACATTATTAAATCAAGTTAACTTTGCCGATTCTTGCGATTTTAATAATTTGTATTGTTACGTTGTACCTAAGATCGAACAATCGACGACGGGCATTGCGCGCGCTAACTACTTGACACCGTCTCAGAAAAATCTCTTAGTATCCGGTCTTCGAGAAAATAAAACACTAACAACAGAAGTGCTTATAATGGATCCAGTTTATATTGCTGCCGATATTGGATTACCAGCAATTGGATCATCTCCTGACGTTAGCGTAAAAGACGAAACACAATTAAAAGTATATAGAGACTCTACATCGACGAGAAGTTTTGAATCAATCCAAAACGCAGTTAACGGTATAATTGTTAATTATTTCAGGGAGTTCAAATTAGGTACGTCGTTGAGTATATCTGGAATGGTAACTGATATACTTAACCTTGAAGGTGTTGCCAAAGTTTCAACATGCCGAATTGATGGTACATATGAACTTGAAGGTCTAAATTTACTTTTATGGAATCCAATTTACCCGGAACAAGATGTAACAACAGCGGGAGCTGATGTTTCGATGCCGTACTATAAATATCCGTTTTTGAACGATTCAACTTCGTTTATTAACAAAATTGTTGTGCAGTCCGAATCGTCACTTACCGGTCCGGGGTCGAGTGAGTATTAAAAATGGCTTTTGCGAATAAAATAAAAGTACCGTTTACGGTATACGGCGGTGTAAGTACTGGCGACAATGGTGCTGTTAATACTCTTTCTGGGTATACAAACCGATTAACGCCGTTTCAAGTTGTTGCTGATACTACTGCCGAACCGTTTAATTATCTATCTAACGATTTGTTTATGTGGGATTTTGGTGACGGTACATCAGTAAAATCATCTTCGGCTGAGCATGTTTATAAATATCCAGGTCATTATATTGTATCGCTGGTTGCATATGATTCAGCTGGTAACGAATATCTAAGTACACAAACAAAGCGATTATCAGTAACAGATTTTCTAGCTGATACTCTAGAGCATGTTAATAACGATGTTATATCAATTAAGAATTTACCTACCGGTTTTGAGCTCTCAAAAAATGAACCTATTACAGTTAAATTAACAGGCTCAACACATACCCATCATCAGCTCTCAGGATCAGGATATACTCTCAATTTATTTGTTAGTGGTACTGATTCAAGAATGTTACCGTTATCAAGCAATGACAAATGGCAGCATTTAGATAACAATTGGTCGTTTTATAAAACAGTAACAGCAGACAACGGTACAATATTATACGACACTGTAAATAGTATGCCCGTTACAGTAGAACCTCTATATTACGAAGTAGGTCAAAAGTTCGGTACACCGTTTTATCGCCGTGTACCTTTATCAGCTGTTGATGCTGGTGAATCGACAACTGCTGTATTTGTAGGCGTGTCAGGATCAGCTGAATATGTATATGGAGACGATACACCTAAACATGCTGAAGGTCCTGTATTTTTATTCACAACATTAGATATAACTAATCATTCTGATTATAGAGAAATAGTCACTGGTGTTGTTGAATCAGACATTAATGCTGATATTAAATTACCGTCTATACATCAAAACTTTAGTCTTGTAATTCCACTTCGTATTAGACATAGACCGGCCGCTGAGATTACATTTACAAGCTCTGGAATAAAATCAATGATTGTTAATGCTAATAAATGGCAATCTACAGAGATACCATTTTTTGTCGATTTAGTTGACAAAGATGGGGTGTTAACTCAGACCTATCAATCACTTTCAGGAAAACAAGCTGTATCTACCGTTGCTGAAGATACAACAATTAACGTTGTTAATTTGTCAGCCGTAAGTGGATCTAGCGACATATTCCTAGAAACTTCATTACTATCGTCTAATTTTTATAGAATATACGACGACCAATTGCCGCGAGAAATTGACGGTAAATTTAGAGGGTATTTCATACCATATGAAACATGCGCAGCAGGTAAGCTACAAGGAAAAGTTAAATTAGCTGAACCGGCGCATTTTACAAAGGATGTATATGTTGGCTCGATCGGTAATGGGTCCACAAACGAAGTCAACACAGTGTACATAAAAGATAGATATGAATATGACGACACCGCTGGTGGCATTATTCATAACCGTACATTAGAGTTTGTAAAAACGGATCTCGATGATTTACCTTCACCGTTTTGTTCATCTGTTATATATGAAACAGACAGATATTCTGACAATAAAGTATTAAACGTATGGGGCGGCGTTTATAGTAATGCATTATCTGCCGTTAACACATACACATTAGCTCCGTCAACTTTATATCTCCCGACAATAACTGATAAGGTAGGTAAGAGTGTACCGCTAGTAACTAATACCATTGTTGCTGATTATGGTTGCGGAATTACGCCATCCAATCTCATACCAACTAGAATATCTTTTAACAAACATCGAACAGCCTGGATAACTATGTCTGGCGGAGTGTTTGGTATGCATGCAGATATAAACGTAAACGGTTTACTTGCAGGTACAATTGGCGAGATGACTGATGTAGCTAAATTGAGCGAAAACGAAAGTATTGAAGGAAAAGACTCAATGGCTCCTGCATTTATTGAAGCGGGCAAAGATAGCCAATTTTGGGTTGCATGTTCCCACCCTGCCAGTGGTCAAGTTATTCTTAGTGACGCAACTGTAGGGTTTGACCCAACATTTGGTCTCGCGAATTATAATATACGGTATGTTTTTGACCCGAAAGGTCTTGTTCCTGTTGACGGTGTTGCTGATAACCAAGGTAACTTATGGGTCACAACGTCTAATCAACAGCCCGAACTTAGCTGGATTAGGCAAACCACACAAACAGTATCTGCCAGAGCAATGAGCGATGATACTATCAAGTATGAGTATTACACTGGTATTGATAATGTTGCGAGTAATTATGTTTTATATCTTAGCGGTTTCTCCAACGACTTTTTCAACGGTAGATTTTTAGTTAAAGATGTAACAGATAATGTTGTTACAGTTAAGCCGTATGAAGGTAAAGTCAACAATGTCCCGAGCACTGTATTAAACGAAGCAGACATAGATTCGGCAATATGGGCGGATTGGGTATATAAGGTTAAACCGGACGGTACAGTTGCCACTAGAGTTAGCGGATTCTTTGATCCGCAATTTATTGTATTAGACAAATATCAAAATGCGTGGGTTGGTCATGATATCAACACCGTTACAAAAGTAACAACAGCAGGTAATATTGAAACAAACATTAAAGTGTTTGATACAACATTTACAAATACATATGCATCAGCAGGTACAACTCATAATTATGCGATGAGCGCTGATACATGTCATTTAGGTGGCTTGAGTTTTGACCCGTATAATAATCTATTAGTAATCAATTCGTTTGAGAGCAAAGTATACAATATACCAACGGGGTCACCTACATTGTCGTCATCATTTGTTATATCTAATACATTGTCACCAGATGATAGACCAGATAGAATATTTGGTCACCACGTTACACGGGGAGATTGGACCGGCTATAGCTGGATGAACAAATATGTCAACAAATTCGGAATATCAACAATCGAAGGTAATGTGTCATTAAATGTATCATCATCTGCCGGTAAATATACATTTGCAAAAATAAACGAAGATTTTGATCCGATCGAAACAATAAAAAGCTATAGGACACAGCCTGTAACTATAAACAAAGGTAAAGTGTTGTTTGATGATTTTTATGGTTCTATTGTAGGCAGCATTAGCTCAGAGCCAACAGCTTTAGGTAGAGTGATATACGAGAAAATAGCAAACTTTACAGATAATGTTGCTGATGTTGATACATGTAATATACCAGCATTATATTCACTTTGTGGTCAGCACAATTTTGCACCTAAAAACTACAATTTTAATTATCCTGGCGGATTAGGTCGCGTAATGGATTTTGTTTCAATACCACATAAAAAAGCGTGGGGCTCGCGTAGTAAATTTGATAGAGATTTTCATAATTACGGTTCAAACAGCGGATTGTACGGTAAGAATCTAGGTGACGTAATAGATACAACGACGGGTGTAATAACCGCCGGCACGCCAATTGTTATTAGACAGTACTATAACAATGAATATAAAAAGGTAATGCCAATGTATGTATCCGGCGGCGCATCTGAGCCTGGTTATGTTAGCAGTTTACAAATGTTATCGACATACCCATTAAGTTCATATAATATGAGCTGGGGATGGGGATTAGGCGATACAGTTACAAGTGAAACATTTGGGTCATATTACAAGGTATATCAACATGTTGAATATTATGCAGACGTATTATCGGAGGGAGTAATTGATTGGACTAACTCATATACAAATTTGGTCGAGTCGCAAAGCGGCCTCGAAAACTGGAATACTTCTAACGGTATCGTAGAAACTTTAATAGATTACGAGCTTAGAAGTGGCCTTGGACTGTTTAACACAACCGTTTCAGCAGATAATCGTGAGATACTCTAGTATCAAACACGTTTTTTATTGATAAATATTTTCAATGTCAGAGCTTAGACCGCTACCGTATTTAGAATGGATTCGTACTATTGATAGTTCGTTGGTATCGGAATCTAATCTCTTTTCAAAATATAATGATTATGTTGTCGAATGGTATAACAGCAAGAAAAAATCCGGCTCCGATTTTAATGAATATCGTCGCCAATTATATACAGAGTTATTAAAGGAAATAACAATTAATTATACTAACGCTGATGAGAAGCGTTTTCTAGCTAAAATCAATTACGACAACCGCCAAGAGCTAGATTCTATTTTACCGTTCTTTGTAACCCGTCTCAATCAAATATCCAAATATCTTATAGAGACGAGACAGGACTTACGCAATGTTAAGCATGTTCAATATTTGAAAGGTTCAGAGCGCGGTGTTGCTAAATCTGTTAAAGATAGAATTACAGGTTTATTAAATGATGATGATTTCGTTGACAAATATCCGGTATCAAATATACCTGCTGTAAGCTCCGTTATAGATAATATATACGTTGAGATAGAGCCGTTATATGATGAGTATGCTCATTATTTTGATACAAGTTCAACAGTAGATGCATCAACATATACGTTGAGTGCAGATAATACAATATTTACTGAGTCGAAAAGTAATACCGAAGATATTGACCCTAACATATGGTTAGATCTTGACTTCGCCGTAAAAGAACTGTTAAGTAAAATACCTTTACTTTTGACAGTTAATGACGATGATGAAAACGTTTACGGCAAAGCAGCTAATCAAAGTATTCTTGGTATCAATATCCCAAGAACAGACATCACACAACTGCCGGGCAGCGAGTTCGTTAATCAGTTGCCAAGTAAAGACACCCTCAACATAGTATATCAAGGAAAACTCGTAGAGAAATTTTCTGGTACTACTATGTATTATTTGAGTACTAATTTAACGAACACGCAGTTCGTGTCAGGTGTACTGTTCGAACCAACCGCGCCAAATCCAAACTATCTTAATAGATACAACTCTGGCCATGCAACTATTCCAAGCAAAGTAAATCTCGTTACTCTTAAAGATGTAGGGAGATTTTTTACACCTGATAAAGAAGGTGTGTTAAATTTTGAGAGAGTAGTTTCAGACTATAAATTAAACGTTGATTCGCTTGACGCTAATACAGTATATGTATTCCCCGACCCAGAAGAATATGGTGTTGGTCGTGGCAATTCATTAACTGACACTGCGTCGGTTTTAATTCATACAGATGATAATACAAGCATTAAAGCGAATAAGCAGTCGCAAACACAATATGGGGACATCACAAATGATAAGCACGTACAAAAATTCTACCCATATCAGTCTACAGAAGAAACATTACAGTTACAAAGTACTGGTATCAGTAGATGGCATGATGATGTTGATTTTTGGGAAGGCGAAGAAAAGGATATATGGTCGAAAGCAGATATATATGTAAAGGAATCTCTACAACCATATCCTGTAGATGAAAAGCAAGCCGACCTATTAGTTAGAAGTGATAATTTATATAATTGGAAGACGGATATATATGGTAATGAATATGCTTTGTTTAAGCAAACACATCCAGTCAAATTAACAACAGAACAAAAGGCTGGCTCGTATACTACATCTGCAATTCAGAATGCTGGCAATACTTCTCACATATCTTTAACAGGTAATTTTGATTACCCTGAACATCCATATTTTGAATATCAATTATCTAATAACACTACACAATATCAAAATAAGCAATCACCGATATCTTCTCCAGTAACAGTTTATGATAGATATAGTATCGAGAGTAGCGACTTTTTCTTCAGAAATGTTTACTCGTCTGAAATTAGCCCAGCATCAAGTGCTTTAAGCGCCGTATTTGTAAAATATGATAAAGATGCTGACATTAAAAATGAAATTAATACTAAAATAAGATCATTTGATATTATCGGTGACATTATTATACTTGAGACTAAAAATTTCTTTATTATTGAACGATACGATTACGATTTAACAAACAACAAATTTGAATCTACGCTACCGTTAAGAGTAATGGCATCAATCTCAGGTAGAGATGCAAACTATAGTAAATTCGGTAATCACTGGTACGATGAAAGAACAAAAAACATATTCTTCTTCAAAACATCAATTCACCCATTTGTGTCTGGATCAAATTCTAAAGCAATATATCCAACTATATATGCATTTAATACAGAAAGCAATATTTTTAACGAAGTATATTCATTGAATACTATTTCACCATCTGTTTCCACAAATGTTGTCGAGAATCAAGATTCATATGATATGCTTAATGACGAAGGGTATGTACTTACATCGCCATATTCGGTTAATAGGTCAATATCAGGAGATAGTATTAATATACTGAATATTGACAAGCCATTTGGCGCGCTAAGTACACTTGAAAACACGTTTACGGTAACATTCTTCGGTTATGATCCATCCGACACGCCAATATTATATAACTGGTATTATGACGCCACTGATCGCAAACAATTTACTAAAAAGCAATTAGATGTATTCACTCCAAATAGAGCTACATTTAACCACAATCTTGGCAATTATAATACTATTGTAAGAAGTGACGGGTTAATATTGTCAGGTACAATACAATCAGACATTAATAGAGGTGGCGATGAAGCTGCTCAAGTTTCACTAGAAGGTTTTCAATCACAAATATACTTTGGCGAAGATCAGTCTGTTGAATATCCCCTCGTTTACAGTACCACAACATCTGGTCGACATACAAAAACGCCGGGTGTATTGGACCTAGATAAACTAACGGTTAGATTAGGCTCTGGTCTGAGTGCGTCAAAAACAGACGATAATGGTGAAGGGTCAACCGAAGAAGAAGGGACAGAGGTTTTACCATATACACACAATACAGGTTATCTGTTAAATAATAGTGGACTGTCTGGTATAGGCGGTGACATTGTCGTTACATTTGACATGGCCTTGTACACTATAACAACAGAAAACTCAGCATATGCTTTAGTAGTTAACTAATAATGAATACAGTAGGATACCATCCAAAAAATATTAGACCGCTAAGTGCACAATATCCGCACGATAGTGATATTAATGTGTCTGATATGAGAGTATATACATCTGAAGGATTAGGTATATTCACAGTCAATGGTTTATCCTCAATTGAAGATGTAACATTTAATAACCATACACCTTTATTTTTATCTGAACCTACAACGTCAAATCATATATTGGAAATGGAGACGTTTAAGGATCAATATCCGTTTTATAAAGTTACGTATCTTAGTGTCAAAGATACTGCTCAACTTGAAGATGAATATTTTGTCGTAGTTGAAGGCAGTTCCGGGACCGTTGCAGTTACTGGTGTTTCGGCGAATATGGATGATAGATATTTTTGTGAAATTGAATTTATAAATTCTGTCTATTGCTCGGTGCGTCATGAATATAATAACGCGCTAAAATTTTTAACAGTTACACCTGAGACTACTGGTGCACTAACCTTTACAGCAAGAAATAGTGGAACTGACCCTGTACACGACCGGCAAATATTTAATTATGTTCTTGATGAGACAAACAAAACGTTAACATTGTTCAAAGCCTTGTCAACTGAAAAACATGCACATATACCGTTAATATTAGATACTGAGGAAGCAGAAGGATCTTGTTTATCCGCGGTGCCCGTTCCAACCCTTCTCGCGTATACTTCTGCCCAAAGATTTCATTACAGAGATATAGATATTACTAATACCGTATTCGATTTACAAACTACTTGGAACTCGTATGTAAGCGCTATTGATGATAACGATGTACAAGTATTGACGTCCAATTCGCATCAAAATATTGAAAACAATTATTTGATTACATCTACTACTAATAATATTAGTTTCAGCTCACATCAGCTGCTTACTGACTTTATACCATTAAAAAATCAATTGACTCCTGAGGGTGGTATTAGTAGAAATAATCCGTATGCAGGTGCGGAAGCAGAAACCTCGCATCGGTCGTATACAAAGCTCCATACTGGGTCATATGAAGAGCATGGTAATGATTCGATATATCTCGGTTACGATGCAAGCGTAAAAGAGATTATTATACCTGCTGATAAACTAACTTACTTTCATATGCCACAAGATATGGCACCATACGAGCAGCTGAATATTAATAATTCTACATTATTAAAATCAGGTGCAATTGCTGGTAATGTTCCCATAAAGTCTGACAAAGTTTTCAAAAAAGCGATAACGTCGCTTAATAATGTTAAAAATGCGCTTGTGCCTGATGTTGATGAATTAAACGGGACATTATTGTGCTCATGGTTGTCAGGAGCACCAAACTCAACATCAACGCCAGTATGGGTCGATAGGTATTTTAACACTAACTTCCATACAAAAACTTCTGCACTCACAGCGGGTATAATCGACACAGTAACGTATGTTGATAAACACAATAAGCTGACCCGTAAGTTGGGTGCGTCTGCTGAGCATATAACAATATATGATAAGTTGAGCGATTTAACATTCGAGCCAGGCGTACTGTATGCTTATCATCACGTTGGGCAGAAAAATAGCGATAAGGTTATTAATTCGATCAAACACGAGCAGATCGCTGATAATTTAGACATATATAGAGATTACCAATTAGTTGATGTACCGGTATCAACGCCGCCCGTATATACCTTTAATTCTGATAATTTTGGCATTATGAATTCAGTTAAGCATACTGGATCATTTACCTTAAATTTCTGGATGCATAATAATGATTGGACTAAACCAATCGGCGATCAAATTATTGGTAACTATATTACATATGGGCTTGGCATTTTTAATTATGATACAGTAACGCCATTTATTGCTGTACCAGACGAAAATAAGGTACACATATATAACAGCGATTTCGTATATCTGCAGACACATTATATTAAGAAGGAAATTCGATTATTTACTAAGAGAGGGGCATTAGACAATTATTGGATCGTTGACAATAACAACGACATATATGAATATACAATTAACGGCACTATTCAAAATAAAATAACTAGCAGTCATCTATCAGGTAAGATGCTTACCGATATAGAAATAGACGAAAACTACCTGTATGTATTAATACAGCCAAATAATGAGAACCCTCAGTACTTTAGATATCATTTAGGAAATAGAAGCTCTGGTTATATTGGCGAACTTCTTACTGCATCAATTTGGAACTTTGGTACTGGAGCATCGCAACTAACAGCTCATCGCATACATTCAGTTAGCACTGGGCTATCAGGATCAACTGGTGTACTTATTACTATGAGTGATGGTGCTAGCGGAGCCGCTGGTGCGAATGTACACCCGACATCGGGATCGTTAGTGTTTGGTAATGGTAGCATTGTTGATAATAATGGTAGCCCGTGGTCTTTACAAAACAATAAAATATACACATATGATACAAGCACATCTGCTAATATTTTAGGTCTTAGTTCGGCAAGTGTAATTGAAGGTCTTGGTTGTGACAAGAATAATGATATATGGGTACTCCATAACAACAACAAAGTTAGTAAGCTGAACAATAATAGAGGATTAACATTCACAACAATTTTATCTAGCTTAACAGGAGCAGTTTATAATCGGTTTATTGATTTCGTATGCGAGTTTGATAGTAAGGGTGATTATAAATCATACTGTGTAACAACCAATCAATCAGTTTCTGGAGCTAAGATGGTCAAGCTGTCATTAAGCGGCGATGTTATCAGTTACACTACAGTACTTACGGGTACCAATGCAAGCTTCTCGACCGCTAAACATTTATCAACGCCACTTTCAGGTTGGAAAACAACAACCGGGTTTGATTATTTGCGCAAAACAATATCTGACAGCGGTGAATATATTAAAGTTAAGCTCGGGCTTTCAACAATATACAATCCAAGTACGACAACATCAACGTACTCTGCATTTACATTATCACATCCTGTATCGTCATTAAAGACTGGGTGGCATAATTTCTCAGTTGTGTTTAACGCTGAGCATGGTAAATTAGATTTCTACATTAACACTATTTTAGTAGATAGTAAGAGTGTACCACAAGGTAGGTTTAGCTATTCCGACATTTTTGACCAACCGCTAACAGTTGGTACATCGCCATTTTATACAAAGCTTTTATTATCTGAGCATTTAGATCAGCCTCAGCACTATTTGTTAAATGGTGTGAGTATGAAAAACATTAAACTGTATAATACTGCACTTGATTATTTCGATCTTAAATCATTATATACATCTCACGCGAACGTACCACCAATGAAATGGGACATTCCGATTGGCCAGCGTGGTTACATTGATAGTGTTGAGCGAGTATTTAAGTATAGAGTGCCCGGTAGAAAGAGCGAAATGTTTAATATTAATATTAGAAACACAACGTTAACTGACAACAATTTGAAATCGGATATTGAAAATATTGTAAAAGAACATTTAGACGGCGTTATCCCGGCATACACACAACCACATTTGATTGGATGGGATAATATATACGCAGCTGCTAGCGCTACAGGTACGATTACAGATACGACACCTGCTGTACAACCGAAATCACAAGGAGGTAATGGTGGCTATTAAGACAAATAACAATTCGCTTGATACTGCCGTAATAGGTACGTCTGGACTAGATGGCGAAATTGCGCAGCATTTTACATTAGATAGATATCTTGGAGATACTTTAACATTACCATATACGTTTGAGGATGTTAAAATTAAAACAAATGAGCTATGTACTGCTGATAATGTTAATGCTGCGATATATAAACTACACTATAACTTTTTATACATTAACGCACAGACCAAATTAGCAGATAATAATTTTCCTAGAAATTACAAGGGGTATGTTTCTTCAAACAATCTTACCGGTAAAGATAACGTAACATGGACACGGTCTCCATCAGCTGACACGGACAACCTAACAAATATCGGTACCGGTGGTACGTTGTTATCAGGAATTGTTGCAGGTGCGTTTGCGCAAAGTATCGATTCACAAGTAGAATATGTTGGAGTTGTTGCAACGTCTGCTGCATTAATTGGTTATAGAAGTAATTTTGCAGATGACACTGCTAATGTTAATCTTAATAAACAAGCTATTGAAGATGCATCTGGCCTGGAATTCACAAACATTAAATCGATGCAATTCAACTCTGAGAAGCGATTGTTTGTTATTGATGGTTCTAATATACACAAATTTAATGTAGATTCTGTCTTAACATCAAACAGAGGTTAGCGGTATTGGTAGATTTCTTATCAAAACAATTGGCGGTCAAAGTAAAAATATATACGACAAAGATAAATTTAATAACCCTGTAAGTATATCAATTGATAAGAATGATAATGTTTATATTTTAGATAAAGACGACCACGGTTTCAAAATATATGATAAAGATCTCAACTGGAAGCGTACCGCGTCTCGCAAGACTGAATATACAAATTTGTCAGGTGGCACGCCAGTTAGTATAGCTGTTGACGATGAGACGAGCAAGATTTACGTTTTAACAACTAACGGTTTATTATTCCGATATACGGATCAAGCCGTATTTGAGAGTGTGGCGCGGCTAAATGATCCCGTGGAGGCGGACGAAGAGTTTAAGCAAATTGTTTTCTCTAAAAAGCATGACGATATTATGTACGTCATGACGAATAAAAGTTTATTTAAGAAGTTCAAAACAAAAGTTTCAAAAAGTATTGGCGCGTTTAGGCTAACCGATAATAATATTAAAAGTCAGTCATTAGGATTTTTCAATTTAATGATTGCTGATGAGTATACTTATGATTATGTTTTATTAGGCGGCAACTCAACACATTCTGGAGTACCTAGTCAGGTTGGTGTAATCTTTAAGTTTAATGAAGATATTAATTATAAAACATTAGCGCATGACGCTTATAAAACAAATTTATATTCGTTAAGCTCAATTAATATTCGAGAAGCGGAATTTGTAACATCTTGGACAATTAATAAAGCATTTAATAAACTAATATATAACCATTTGTTATTAAGAGATAATATAAATTACAAATATGTCGGTAAATATGACCCGGTAGGCAGATTACAATTTGTTAAATCACGACATATATTAGATACGGATCCGAATTTATTTGGACATACAACCACATTAGACAATTTTGTAGGTATAAATGAGCCAGTTTTTGCTGACGTTATTAACAGGCCGCTAAACGAGGTATATAAAATACAGGAAAAACTAATAGAAGTTTGTAATGAATCTATTACAAATAAATATCCATATGCCGCGCAAGTTGTTGCGGTTAATTAGCTCGATTTATACAAAAAACATATAAATAATCATAGGTATGGCATACAGACTGTTAAAAACTAGTGAGCTTTCAAGTGTACCAGTAGGATATTCTCTAGAAACTGCTGATTTATTTCAATTTACTGTTGGTACTCAGACAGCTGGGCCCTCACTGTCAACTGTAAAATTAGAGGTAGGTGAATTAATGGCGTGGTCTGTTACGCCTTCTAATACTTACAGCCTTTGGGTATCAGGTACTGATGATAATGTTTATAATAGAAGCGGTGGTAATGTTGGTATTGGTACAACGTCTAATCCAGAAGTAAAATTAACTGTAAGTGGCCCGATTAGTTCCCGTGGTGAAGGTACATTTGAAGGCGGGTTAAGTGCAAAAGGCGGCAAAGGCTATTTTAGCGGTGACGTAGGCATCGGGACGGCTGTACCAGCTGGTGGACTTCATGTAAAGGGGGGAAGCACCGGAACAATTATAATTGAATCGTCAGACTCATTTGCAAGTAAGGTTGACTTTTACGATGGCGCGGCGACATTAGGTGCACGGGTACAATGTGATTCTAGTAAAAATTTAGAATTAATGGCAGGAGGTAGAACCGGTGCTGATATGATCATTCACGAAAACACAGGTCATGTCGGTATTGGGACGACTAATCCAGATGCAACATTAACTGTTCATGATCGATTAAATAGCATTTTAGGACGCTTTCAAAGAAATGACAGTTCTGATTATGTTACAGGAGTTCGAATAAACGCTCTTAATGGAGTAACACATACTTATGCAGATATATGTGTTGACCCTGCAGAACAAAGAGCAGGTTTAGGTGTAGGTACATCCTCAGCTGGATTACCTATCGACAAGACGGATCTTTCGAAAGCGAACATAGTATGGGACACTAGTGGTAACGTTGGTATCGGAACAGAAGACCCAGGCGCAAAATTAGATGTTGCTGGAGCCATAGCAATTACTGGTAGTATATCGGTCGGTACAACAACTGAGCCGAGAATTGCTCAAAACTCAGGTGATTTATACCTCCAGCCAGATACTGATAAAGGTATTTATTTGGTAGATCATGACGGTGCAGCGCTGATGGTTGTGAAGGATGGTGGTAACGTCGGTATCGGTACTACGTCTCCAGATTATACTCTTGAGGTAGCTGCTGATACACCAGAAGTTAGTTTAGAAGACACATCTTCATCTGCTAAATTTAGATTAAAGCTGAACGGAGTTGCAGCTTCTATAACAAATCATGGAAACAATGGAGATTTAACCTTTGCTACTCAGGGTACGGGAGATTTTATATTTAGCAATGGCAAAGTCGGCATCGGGACGGATGCTCCGACTTCTGAATTATATGTTAAGAGTCTTGATGGCAGCACGAATAGTATTATATTAGAAAGAGCTGTTGGTACTGCGCGCAATGCCGTTTGGAACTACAACGGTGACTTTTCTACTATCGGTACTGTGGGGCCCGATGGTTTCAAGATTTTCACGAACAATGAAGTTCGCATGACTGTTGCTTCAAATGGCGCAAGTTCATTTGCAAAAGATGTTACATTTGATGGTGACAACGTCAATATCAACGGTGGAGGTACCTTGAATATGACTGCCACCGATTATGCTGCAGTTGAGATGAGGGGCTCTCAAGGTGCATATATCGACTTTAAGACTGACGGTTCTAATTATCTACATCGGATAGCAGGATATGCAGACCACCTGATGATTAATACACTTTCGGAAGAAGGCTTATACTTACAGGCCACTGAAACTGATGGTGACGACACCCTCCAAACATATATGCGTCTAAAGCCAAGCGCGACTACGGAGAAGAAAGATGGAGAGATTGAAGTTTGGAAAACATTAGATTTCAGCGATAGTCAATACTGGTCATCGAACGGTGCATATCAACCTGTTATAACCGTAGGCACAGAATTAGGAAAGCAAATCTGTACTAACCTTAATGCTGATATGCTAGATGGTAATCATGCAACAGCATTCGGTTCAACATTAGGTTCATCAGGCAGCGAGGCCGAAGCTTCCAAAAACTGGAAGCTACAACTATTAGGATCTGACAGTTCTGTAAAATCTACAATATCCATTAAATATGCTGAAGTAGCGAATAAGGCATACAGTGTCAGCTTTAACAACGGGTTAGCAACAAATTCCATCGTTCAATTTAACCGGGTCGGTGTAGGCACAGCGAATACTACTGGAGGAGATGGTTCAATCGTAGCCACTGGTGACATTGTAGGTTTCTCTACATCTGATAGGAGATTTAAGACGAAAATTAAACCGATTTCGAATTCGTTAGATATCCTCAAAAATATTAATGGTGTTGAATTTGAATGGAACAATAAGCAAGAGCTCTATAAGGGTAGAGATGTTGGTGTTATTGCTCAAGAGCTTGAACAAGCTATTGGATTAGAGAATGTTGTTAAAACGCGAGACGACGGGTATAAAGCAGTTAGATATGAAAAATTAATACCTGTACTTATTGAAGCGGTAAAGACTTTATCAGAACGAGTTGAAACCCTCGAAAAAGGACAGCATGGGAAAATATAGCGTACCAGAAAATAATTTTGGAATAAAAGATATATCCGATGCAATCGGGAATACGTCTGTCGCCTCTAGTGTATTCGACTTAAATGATACAGTTGCTCCACATGCTATACATGAAATGTATGGAGGGTTAAAAGGAGTACAATGCCCAGACAATCCATATAAGCCGTTAAAATATAGTGACTTCGCTGGTAAAGCGAGATTTACCGGTGATACGTTTAACTGGGAAGATCCATTATGGTTGCATAGCAATCCAGGCAGATCATCATACTTTCCGGGGCCAGGCGCTGATTATTGGAACCGACTAGGAACAGGGCCTGTTGTTGGAATGTTAGCGCCTACTGGCACGGCTGGTGCTATCAGATATTGTGGCGGCTACGGGTCGATTCAAAGAATCGATGCACTTACTAAAACAGCGGGTGTCGATATACCGAACAACGGCCGAGTTGTGGCTACTATAAATAAAGTATATTTAGATCATGAATATTACTTTATGGTTACGACCGATCAGCATTTAGGTACTCCTATGAACTCGTGTAACGATAGAACGAGTACTAACACGTTCACTCTCAGCAGGCCTTATATGTATTCGAACGCCAATTCGAATCATCGATGGCACTGGCTTTCATATATAGCGCACCACGGTGGCGGGACTGGTACAGTTACTAATGGTGGTACAAAATTTTATTATGATTATAATTTAGCGACAGGTGAAAAACTATACTTCGCTCATTGTGCGCATAATTTTGGTTATGAAGCAGCTAATATGAACATTGACATTAGTATAGAGCCTAGAGTCCCTCATCCTATTACTGCGTGTTTTAATCCTCAGACTGCTGCAAGAGGCGGGAATCGAATTGGCGGCGAGCCTATACCAGATACTGAGGTGATTATACCTGATAGTACAAATGGCAGAAAAATAGCTGAAGGTAATTTTGGAGGCACACAAAGCGGGTCAATTAATGTACCGTCCCCGCATAACGCCACACCTGGGACATATGTATTAAAAATACTTGTTAATGGAGGTGCGTCATGTGAGGTAACACAATATTCAGCGTATTATGCTGAAACGGGTAAAGCACCGATACCGCGGAGAATGACATACTTTGGCCAAGCACCCAGTAATATTGAAGGATGGCGAAATTTTCATATTGAATCAGGCTGCCGCGGAAGTAGTGACGAACCATGTGCAATGAAAACATTAGTTGGTAATACCCACTCCGCGGGCGGGTTTCACGATCAAGCTATACCGCATGGAAGCCCGAGTTATATAGCGTTACAAGCAAGATATGGTTGGATTACCGGTTTTAATGTCAATTGGGTGAGAAGTAGAGGGTATGGTGGTAAATTAAATAACCCTGCACATTATTACAATTGGGAGTTATGGAAAGCGGATATGGACTTAACAGAAGGAACATTACTTGATTGGACTCTAGGTATTACAGAGATTGCAGATACTTTTCATAACAAACCTATACTGTACTCTGTAATTGGAGACTTTTGCGCTTCCTGATAAATCTAATATATGAGTATATTAGCCCCAGAACTCTTATCGAAAGAGTGGGATTTAATGGTTGATGAAATTCACCCCGGCATATTCAAAATACAATCTTTTACCCGTAATTTTTGTAAAGACATCATTGAAAGGGCAAACAGTTCAATATGGAAAACCGACCGACATGATATAGCCCCGACACATGATGTTTTATTACGAAATATCAGCCATGAATTGTATGAAAAATATATTGAAATACAAAGAGAATATTTTCATGCTATGGCGAAATATTGTTTAGGTTTCATCCCTGGATCGGTTGTATACGACGAATATAAAGAAGAGACATTTATCGCCAAATATACAGCAGATAATCAATCACACTTAACATTACACCATGATGGTGATCATGTTTCATATACAGTAAACACACTGTTATCTGATGATTTTACAGGAGGAGGTACGTACTTTGAAGGAGATAGAAAATTTAACGGATTTCTCGCAAAACCATTTGTTGCTGAAACCTTAATGCACCCAGGAAATCGAAAATATCGACACGGATCTCGGCCAGTACACAGCGGAGAGAGGTACATACTCATTTCATTTATTCATTTTTAACATAAATATTCATGTAATATGAAGGTTACTGCATTACAAAACGGCATAACAATAATAGACGATGCTCTTAGTACAATAATATCTAAGTATGAGCAAAATATTGCCTTGAAGTGCGTTGAAGGCCGGAGCGAATATGACGAGAGAAGATGGTTTGATTATCCAGCTATATATGATACTACCTTTAACCTTATTGAATCGAGCAACCAGTTATTAAAAGAATACGGTCAAACTAGTGAGACAGATCTTGAAGCTCCATTTTCTCAATATCGTACCACTTACACTAAAGACGTTTCGATGTTATTGAGCAAGCTTCGTTTAATTGAACTGGATGAAATTAAATCAATTGAAACATGGGTCAATATGTCTCGAAGAGATGTTCATATTGATAGAGATGAAAGTAAGCCAGTCCAGCAATCAATTGATACTAATGATTGGCCAGAATGGTCAGTAGTAACATATCCCGACTTAGACGATAAACCTAAAAACACGAGTCATTTATATGTACTACCAGACTCTGTTGATAAAATACCGGTTTATTTCGAAGATTCGGACCCAGAGCGTCCAAACTGGTGGGTGTTAAGAGAAGAGTTTTTTGTTAGTAGTCCTTTCGAGAGTAATGATGAATTATTATTAAAATCAGACAAAAATTGGACACAGGTTGATTACAAGCCCGGGCGTATTATTGTTTTCCCGGGCAATTGTATGCACTTCACAACTACTCCAGACCCGCTACAACCACAGGAAAAGCGAATTGCAATACCGTTAAATTTTTGGCCAAAAGTATATGGTGAGGATAAAATTGTATGATCAAAACACGCACACATACGCTATCGAGTACAGAGTCAGCATTTACTACTGCAGGCGTAGAAGTATTTGAATCTGGCCCGACTAATTTCGTTATAAGCTTTAGCGGAGCAGCTGAACATTCATACATCAAGTTCTTAGTCGATTATGAAGGCGACGACAAAATTTATACTGTTACATCACCAACAGCTAGTGTAGACAAAGTTCGAACACAATCAATATCAAAGACGTTATATCCTGGTGATGAGTACGTTACAACATATACTATTGATGTATCTGGCGTTAAGACTGATTTAACAACAGACCGATACCGTATTAATCTAAAATTAGGAAAAGATAGTATAACAGATTATAAAAATCTTAAAATTATTAATTCCTTTTTATATACAAACCAAGAAGGTTCGAATTATCTATTATTGACATTGGAAGGTCAAAATCCTCGATATGTTGGAAACGTATTAATACCATTTTATAAAGATCCGAAATGGTACTTACCTCCGGCACCTGCACCATTTGTTGCAAACGATAATAGAATTTTACGTACAGAAGCATTTACACTTATAGGCTCGTATGTACCGATTATAGTTGAAAAGACAGTAGATGAGATTGTTGAAGAAGTACAGTATCAAATATATGCGATAGGTACAGAAAATGGCGATTTATATCCTGACAGGCTTATACAAAGCGAAATGAACGGATATCCATCGAGAGCATGGGATTCATCTGGTATTACAGCAGGCGAGACTTCTAGAGGTGATGACATTGATGATTTCATTGTAACTGTACCTGAAGATGGAATTGATTATTCTGTATATGATACAGCAGATTACGACGGAGTCAATGAAAACGACCAGATAATTAATGTTACAATACATGATATATATCCTGCAGGTATTGCGCGTTGATATAGAGTAGTAAGCAATAAATATTTTAACATATGGCACGATTTACTGTTAGTCAGCTTGGAACCAAAGCAACAACATATTCAATCCTTGATTCGGATTTATTGTTAGGTAGTATTGGTACGGCTACGTATGATCTAAGTTCAGTTAGATTGTCATGTAAAGAATATGCTGACTATATGACTACAACATATGCCCAGAACAACGTGTTCGCGGTAACAGGTCCGCTCAGCGCGCAAGTTGGTCTTAGTGCTAATGGTGGCGATCCACATACTATCAGGCTTGAAGATTTACCGACATCATCTACTGGATTAGTCGCGGGTGATTTATATACACAGACGCAGGCTCAAATTACAGGCTCCGGATCGTCAGCGATTAAACTTCTATGTGTTGCATAACCTTGTAACGCAGCTATAATCATATTAAATAATTATGTAACTGCTTGCAGCTTTGTCTACAAACGTGATATGGATACGTATAAACTAACACCAAAAGCAAAACAAGCATTATCGGTAGCTAAGCAAGAAGCGCAACATCTTAAAAACCGATATGCTGGTACAGAACATTTATTGTTAGGGTTATTGAACATAGGTGACACTATAGTAACCCTAATATTAGAAGACAGTAACATTGATATCGAGGAACTTCGTAATATCGTATATGATAATATCTCTCAAGAAGGCGATGACCCTGTACAATTGGACGACATTACATTTACGCCACGCGTGGAGAAAGTAATAGACGTTGCATATAATTGTTCAAAAAAGCTGGATGCAGCAAAGATTGATGTTGATCATATATTCTTAGGGTTATTATATGAATCTGATGGTGTCGCAAATTCAATATTACAAAGTTTAGGTATTAGTTATAATGATGCTAAGCGTGTGATTGAATCGGAGCTTGGCGACGATATTGAGCAATTAGACGACAAGCCATTTGATAGTAATGATAAAGAATTACGTACACTCAAAAATTTACAGAAGTTTGCTATTGACTTGACTAAATTAGCTGCACAGAAAAAAATTGACCCTGTAATTGGTAGATCGTCCGAAATTAAAAAAATGACACAAATATTGTGTCGTAAGACAAAAAATAACCCTGTATTAATCGGAGAAGCTGGTGTAGGTAAAACTGCTGTTGTCGAAGGATTAGCTCTAAGAATTGTTGAAGGTAAAGTTCCTGAAATTTTATCTAATAAGCATGTATTCTCATTAGATTTAAGTGCGTTAGTAGCTGGTACAAAATACCGTGGTCAGTTTGAAGAGCGTATAAAGAATATTCTTGATGAAATTAAGAAAACAAAAAATGTAATTGTATTTATTGATGAGCTTCATATGATTGCTGGTGCCGGCTCAGCTGAAGGCGCAATGGACGCAAGTAATATCCTCAAACCAGCATTAGCGAGAGGTCAAATAAAATGTATCGGTGCAACTACATTGGACGAGTACCGCAAACACATAGAATCAGATAGCGCGTTGAATCGTCGATTCCAGCCAGTACACGTAAAGGAACCAAACTTCGACGATGCGTTGCAGATCTTGAATGGTGTAAGACCGAGTTATGAAAAATATCATAATGTAAAGTATACAAATAAAGCTATTGAAGCGGCTGTACAGATGTCTATTAGATATATGACAGATAGAAATCTACCCGATAAGGCTATTGATTTAATTGATGAGGCTGGTGCGACAACGCATGCAGGAAAAGACGATCTACTTGACGAGATTAGACGGCTCAAAGCAGATATTGTCAAGCACGGTCAAAAAAAGGAAAATTTAGTTATAGGTCAGCAATTTGAAGAAGCGAGTAAATATCGCGATCTTCAGCAACAATGCCAAACGCGATTAAACGAAATTTCGCAAGATAGAAAAAAGAAGAAAAAGCAGAAAATAACAATCGACGTTGATGTTATAGAAAGTATTATTTCCGAAACAACCGGTATACCAGTTAAGTATGGTAACGGTGACGATGTTCAGCGTATCTTAAAGCTACATAGTAAATTAGAAAAGACTGTTATTGGTCAGCCAGTCGCTACAAAATTAATATCTGATTCTATAAAAAGGTCGACCGCTCGGTTACAAGATCCTAACAAACCAACAGCATCTTTTCTATTCATTGGACCCACCGGTGTTGGTAAAACATATCTAGCAAAAGTATTAGCGGAGCATATGTTTAATACAAAAAATAACTTCTATCAAGTAGATATGTCTGAATTAATGGAGCCTCATTCAATATCTAAGCTTATTGGCTCACCACCTGGATATATTGGTTCCGATAAGGGAGGCAATTTGACAGAGCATATTAGACGCAATCCATATACGTTAATATTGTTTGACGAAATTGAGAAAGCACATCCTGATGTACTTAACACCATGCTACAAATTCTCGAAGAAGGCCAGTTGACTGATAGTTTAGGTCGCACCATCAATTTTAAGAATACAATTATAGTGTTAACTTCTAATGTTGGTAGTGACCGTATTGTTGATAATAAGAAGATCGGCTTCGTTCAGAAAGAAGGAGACGAAAAGAATGAAGAGAATAAAGAAGAGGCTCTCGATCAAGCCAAGAAAGATTTCAGACCTGAACTTATTAATAGGATAGATGAGATTGTTCCATTTAACAGTCTCAATAAAGCTAATATTGAGAAAATCGTTAAGTTGTTATTTAATGAATATATACTTCGAGTTGATAAAGAGCACGGAGTTAAAATTAGTCTTGATAAAAAAGCAGTAACGTTTTTTGTAGATGAAGGCTATGATGAAAAATATGGCGCACGTGAATTGAAGCGAGCTATGAAACGTAATTTTGAAACATCATTTGCAGATTTTATTCTCGCTAAGAAAGCAGCGAGAGGCGATTCAGTAATATGTACAGTTAGAAATCAAAAGATATCGTTTAGAGTTAAGCGCTAACCGTGATATTCGTTTATACCGCGAATTTTTGATTTTTTAAGCTGATAATATAGTTCTACAGCTTTTTTAGATGCGGCACGCTCAAACCAATTAGCATCAATTTCCAAAGGATGTGAATCATAGTCTTCTGATAATTTATCACCGTCGTAATAATCTATTTCAGACGCGTCTCGATGAAAAACAAAATCTTGTACGAAATGTCTAAATTCGTGCATTAAATTGGTTATAATATATTCCAATCTACCTTTTCTGGTACTCGTTTTAGGTTCGTCTTTGCTAGGACCGGCAATCGAAATATGGTATGAATCAAAACTGTATTCTGAGTCGTATTTTCTACAATCAATATCTAGCAATATTTTAACAACGTGCGTTCGTTTCCGTAGATCTATATACCGAGCATAGAAATTAAGAATGGTTTCTAGTATATTACGATCAATATTTTCCCGATTAAAAAATCGCTGAGCTTTTTCCGTAGGTTTCAATCGAACAATGACCATCCTATATCCCAATTATATCATAATTATTTAAGTTTTCCATAGTTGATTTACATCTTACATGGTCTAAAATAATAAAAATGAGTCAGCGATATACAGTAAATATTCGGAACTTGTATGATCATGATGATCGTACAATTGTCGTCGAGAGCCAAAACCCTATGGCAGCGCACAAAGAAGCATATATGAAGACTAACAAAAATGAGGAAATTGTTGGTATACATGATTCTGATGGCCAGCAAGTTTATGACTTAAACAGAGGGTTTGCAATTGCTAACTATTAAACTAAGATAAAAGACATGGAAAATAAACTACTACAAGCACTAGCAGCACATTATAATGCACAGATTCATAGAGCGGAAGCTAATCTTATGAATTACTTTAACAATAGAGTAGGTGTCGGCGAACATCCAGATATTGTCGGTGAAATGGCTAAATTAGTTGAGGAGATTTCTGCTGCTCGCGGCTCCCTCGCTCTTATTGAATCATTTGTACAGCAACCCGAAGAAGGAGCTGAACCTACAGAAGAGCCACAAACAACAGAAGAATAAAAAATATTTCTTTTCTAGTTGCCGTTCCTCGGTTGTGCATCTATAATTAATACAGAAATTAAAATTAATTATGAGCACATCAGGAGTAACAACACTAACACGGCTCGACGAACGCGTCGGGGTTGACATCAGCAATGCAGCGAGTTACGAAGACGTAATGCGCGAAGCGGGTTTCGACTTCGAAGTTGAGAAAACCCCGGTACTCGATCTTGAAGGTAAAGAGATTACCGGGCATTTTAATATTCGTCGTAGTGACACAAAACAAACGTTTGCTATTATGCGTAAGCGTTACACAGCCATCCCAATGGAATCGATGTTCCGTCCATTCCATGAAATGGTTGAGAAGTATGGTGCCACATATGAAGGCGCCGGGTTAATCGGAGGCGGTAAAAAGGCTTGGATCAGTGCAAAGCTGCCTAATAGCTTTACGCTTAAAAGCCGCGCCGATGACAAAGTTGATAACCGTATTATGGCGTTTGGTTCAAATGACGGTACAAAGCGTAATGCTTATTTCGGAATGGCGTCGCGCATTTTCTGTAATAACCAGATTAGAACCATTATGCAAAAGGCTAATGAGTCCGATTACTGGATTTCTCATACTAAGAACTGGGAACATCAGTTAGATCTAGCTCGTGATGGCTTTGAAGCTGCGCTTCGTGGACTTAAAGAGTTTGAGAAGATTGCAAATCTCCTTGATCAGAAGAAGATGACAAGTGATGAGTGCCGCGGTTTCGCAACTCTCTTGCTACCCGATCCTGAGCGTAAGAAGGATGAGAAGGGTAAAGAGATTGAAGTTCGTAGCACTTCTCGATTGGTGAACCGCCGAGAAGCTATTGTAGATCTGTTTGCAAACGGAGCCGGTAATCTCGGTGCTACTCGATGGGATGCTCTTAACGGGCTGACTGAGTGGGTCAATCATCACAACAACGCAGGCAAGCTTGAGAAGCAAGGTCGCCAAGCTGCAGAGCGCCGCCTAGTTAGCACGCTCATGGGAGGACCACAAGACCAACTGATGCAACGAGGTCTTGGACTTCTTACTAATACTAAGAAGTTTGAGAAGGTTGCACAAACAGTTGAAGCTTAATAAATAGGAATAACTGTTATGGAGCCGGTGTAACAGCCGGCTCCTTTTTTATTATGGAAACTGACATAAGACCATGGGGACATTACGAAGTGTTACTTGACGAAACGAACTACAAAGTTAAGCGTATAACAGTCAACCCTGGCGAGCGCCTTAGCTATCAATATCATGTACATCGGCAAGAATCTTGGGTTGGCGTTCAAGGTGTAGGTGTCTTAACATTAGATGGATATGAATATCCTATGAGGCCAGGAATTGAGCTTCATATTCCATATCATACTCCTCATATGATAGAGAATCCTGGCGAAGAGCCATTAATTTTTATTGAAGTACAGACAGGTACTTACTTTGGAGAAGACGATATCGTACGGCTACATGACAATTACGGTAGAGTAGACGATGAGGATGAAGTTGACCCTGAGGAAGAACTGTCTAAGTAATTTTGATATGAAATTACTAACATGCTTACTTGCAACTACATTTATTTGCGCGTCTACTTTTGCAGCTGATGTTAAGAAAACGGCAGCGGATTACCTCCAAGATGTTTCTGTAACAATTGTGTCTGAAGGTAAATTTTCTCGAGGCGAGGGATCCGGGGTTATCTTTAGTAGAAAAGATGCTAGCGGTAACACAGTCAATTTTATTTGGACAGCTGCGCATGTAATTGACAATTTAAGAAGTGAACGAAAAGTTATTGTAAATGGCGCCCCTAAAACATTAGTTGAATTTAAGGATGCTAAGATCGTTAAAGTTATTAGACAAAATGGTAGAGCAGTTGGCCAATTAGAATTGGACGCTGAAGTAGTAAAATATTCTGACGCCGATGATGGTCATGATTTGGCATTACTCAAGGTTCGCAAACTTAATTTTGTAGATGATACAGTTAAGTTTTATTTAGAGAAGGAAATACCGAAATTAGGTACAGACTTATGGCATGTTGGATCACTATTAGGTCAAATGGGATCAAATAGTATGACAGACGGTATTTACTCACAAACAGGTAGATTAATTAAATCACTGAACAAACATGTATTCGATCAAACTACAGTTGCGGCGTTCCCTGGATCATCCGGTGGCGGGGTATTCTTGAAATCCGATAACAAATATGTAGGTATGTTGGTACGTGGCGCTGGTGAGACATTTAACTTAATTGTACCTGCGCGTAGAATGGTTGAATGGGCAACAAAGAACAATATTATGTGGGCTTTAGACCCTAAAGTCAAACTACCAACTGATGATGAGTTGGCTAAGATTCCAGTTGAAGATGTCGGTGCTGATTTCAGTAAAGAGAACGAAGATAAAAAGGCGCTAAAGCGTAAAGAAGCTGCCGAGCATTTTCCGTTCTTGTTAAGAGTAAGCGAACAAGTAGAGAAAAAGTAGTCTATGGACAAGGGTGGAGGGAGCGGCTCGTATGAGCCGCTTTTTTTATTGACTTTTTTTTTGAGTCATATATAATAAATAATATTGGGGCTGCACTGGATTCGACATATTGAATGAAGGTAGTGGTTGCACGTCGAGATGCCGATGGTCTCGTAAAACTCGGTTAACAGATAATTGGCAACAAAATGTCTGATCTCTTCAACGTAGTAGCTGATAAGTTTGAGGCTGCTGAGTCTGAAGAACTCGCGCTCGCTTAACTAAGCGACCGCCGTATAAATGATAGTTGTAATTTATACGGCGTATATACAACTTGCTCTGCAGATTAATGGCGATTGTCTACAGTTAAGATTACGCTAGGTTATATATAGGTTTGCCGGCTTAGACATATATACCCGAATTTAAGAGCCGGATAAACGTGTAGAAGTCAGTAGTGACATCTTTATGGACGCGGGTTCGATCCCCGCCAGCTCCACCAATTTATTATGGACTCTGACCTGTGGCATATACCTATCGCGAATGGTTCTATATCACTCTCTGATGCTATTGAAACAATGGCCACGTTCAAGTTAAAGCCTAACGATATCCCGCTAATAATACAGTTAGTAGAGAATCCTAAATATGATATCGGATTTTTTCCAGGATGTGTAGATTTGTTCGCTCACGATTGTATCCATATATTGCTCGGTAGAGGAGTTTTAGTCAAAGATGAGGCATTTGTAATAGGATTTACAATGGGTTGTGTTGGCCGCGTTTCATATTTTAAGAGAAATTTATTTTTGTTTGTAACAAAACATTTATACCCAGATGGATATGAATTTTTTGATGACGAAGCTGCTATATATGAAGACGCTGTCAAAATAGCGTCAATTATGAAACCAATTAATTTATCAAAGATTAACTTCAAAGAATATTTGGATTACTCAGTAGATGAGCTGAGGAGTAAATTCAACATCAACGTTGATTTATTGGAATCTTATTATAAAATGGAAAAACAAAGATATCCAAGATCACCGGAATGTCAAAGGCTGATATAGATAGAGTAATAAAGGTATTTGAAAAAAAATATTTTGCACCGCTTAAAGGGTTTAATGAATATTACTGGGTAGGCGGCGGTGCTATTGTAGATACTTTTCTTAACAGACCAATTAACGACGTTGATTTATATTTACCAACGAGTGAGATTCAAAAAAAGACATTACATCATATGGAAGCTTGTGGATTTCAAGTGTACAAAAAGAACCCTACACATTACAAATTAACAAATGAAATAATTAAATATGATTTAATTCATACATGGCCAACACCAGAGCAAGTTGTAGCAAAAAATGATTATGAGCATTGTTGTGTAACCATAGATAAAAACTTAAACTTTATACATACTGAGAATTTTTTCGATCGACTTACAGACAAGAAACTAATACCTACTAATCCGAGCGATTTTGATCCAGTGCAAAAATGGCCAGTGTCAGTTATTAGAAGATTATTGAAATTGCTCAATAAAGGTTATACTATAGATATGGAAGATTTGAAAGTAGTGTGTCGACAAGTAATTAAATTACAAGATGAAAGGAAAAATCGTGATTAATATAGAATGGCTTGGATGGGTTGCTACAGCTATATTGCTTATAGGTTATTACTTAAATGCTAAAAAATATACTTGTTCATTTATCGTATGGTTAGCGGGTAATGCATTAATGGCTGTATATGCGTATTTGATACAATCATTTTCTGTGGTTTTTTTATCGATTATTTTAATTGGGTTAAATATATATGGATACGTTAATTGGAAGAAAAGCCAATAAATATCTATAATGACTGACCGAAATAAATTTAAGTCTATTGAAGAGGTTTACAGGACCGGTGAAACATACGATACGTCAGAGCCTTCACCAGGCTTTATGCCACTATCTACAACATATGGTTTAATGCAAGAACGTGTTGACCTACAGGCAACAAAACAAGCAAAACAAAGTATTATTGCTCATCCAGATAATTCTAATTGGGGACTTGAAGATATGTCTAATCCCCGTAGAATTGCAAATAAAGAAAAGTTAGACACAGATAGTTTTATAACAGTGCTAAATCGCGTATTCGGTCTACCGCAAAATAGCATTACAGTATTGAATCCTCGCGAGGGCCAAAATCCTAGCAGTAAGTTCAATATGTTTATATATCAGACACCAGAGGGTAAGAACATTGAGCTAGTTCTCGCAGGAGGCGGTAACGCAGGAGAGCAGTACGAGCAAATGATAACAGACAAGCTTCAACGATATATTGAAGCTGAAGCTAATGATGATGTCCGTGAAAGTGAAGTTAAAACGGTCTTTGAAAAGTTAAACGTCAATCCTGAAGATGTTAAAAGTATAACATTCGCAGGAGCTGTTGATACAAAGCGGCAACTTGATTTTGAAGACGGGCCAAAAAACGTCGGTAAAACAATAGCAGATATTGTTGTAACAATGGAGGACCCTGAGGAGAAGCTTGTCGAAGCGGAATATTATATTTCAGTTAAAGATAAAAAAGGAGACACTATCTACAATGGTGGAAATGTACCGTTTATTAAAGACCAGAATGGTAATGTAGTGTTTGATCAAATGACCTATGATGAAACTGATCACCCTTCTAAATTATATTTCAAATTATTCAATATTGACAGTAATAGAATTGCTCGTGGGCTCAGCGAATATAAATCTCACAATCTTGATGATGTTAAACTAGATGAATATGTTGAAACAGGATCTTGGGCAGATCATGATATACCAGAAGACAATATTAATAAAATTAAAAACGGTTTAGCGTCAGCATGGGGATACGGTTATTGGTATCTCAGAGAAAAGAAAGATGATATTGTTTTTGAGCCGATATTAAACGGCAAAGATGCATACGAACGAGTAGGTGAGATTGTTAAAGCTCGTATCAAATACCCATATAAGAAATCTAAGCAAGTAACATTAGAACTAACGACAGAGGGTATACAAGGGAAATACAAATATCAAATTGCTATAAGGAACACCTCTGGAAAATTGTTACCGCTTAGTATGAAGATTACACAGACCTAAGAATCTAAATTTTCATTAGATCTCATACTTTTGAGCTGTTTCTCTGCTTTATCAATAACAGCTTTATTATAATCTTTAGTTAATTTTGCTGCTTTTGAACCAACGTTGCCACCAACCATATCTTTAACTTTGGCTTTAACAACGCCATCTTCTTTCTTGGAAGTTTCGTAATCTGCTGCTAAATTAGCTGCAGCATCGATAGCGCTTCTTGGTCCTTTCAGTGGATTCTGTTCATTTACGATAGAAGCGTATACTTTATTAATGGCATCGTCAAATTTACTCATACTGTGTTAAATATTTATTGCAAACTAATAAATAATTAGGATGACTGACAAAGAATCTCAAATTTTATTCGAAGCGTACCGTAAAATATACGAAGCTCCTGTGTCTCCTGGAGACGCTGCTGACGATCCTGATGTTGCCAGTAAAATGGATAAAGGGGATATCGAGAAACTCGCAAAATATAAAATCACAGATCCTTCAGTCATTAATCAAATTAAATCAGGCGTTATTGATTATCTAAAACAATTCGAAAACAGCACATATCCAAACTCCTACAAAGAATTCCGATCCGATATTATTGATATTATACGTGATGTTGCTGGTATTGGTTCAGCAAACGCTAAATACGCAGCACGTGTTACACAAAACGCGTTCCGTAGATTAAATGTTATTTCCGTAGATGATAACGGTAATGTTGTAGTTAAAGATGTGAGTGATAAGGAAGACGCTATTGAAGATAAAATTGAAGCGGGTCTAAAAGATACAGGTGGCGGTATACCGTCAGCTGGTCCTGTTAATACAGCGCCTGCAAAGCTCGACCTCAAAGCTGAATATACTGTTGACACTTTAGGCGGCGGCCAACTACCGTCGATACAACAAGAGTTGTTGGAATATCTTCAAGATGGTATGACTGGTCAAGAAATATTATTTACATTAAAAAATACGATTATTTTCCGCGACCCAGAAGAAAGAGGAGGTCTCGACGGTAGAGAGATTGACCTTCGTCGAATTATAAACGACTGGGTAAAAGGTGGCATCTTAAAGGCTTAAAAAGGTGGAAGTGATGAGTTATCTGAACCGGAAATGGGTCAGGAAGACGATCCAAGATACGCTGGTCAAGATTATTTACACGGTCAAGGTATTGACATTCCGTCTGCTGACTATTACAGCGGTGAGATGGAAAGATACTAAGTTCTAACTGCTCCAGAACCACGCGATGGTTTTAATTTACCTAATGCACCAGCTGCTTTATCTATACCTCCCATTATTCCTTTAGTGAGGTAATCTCCTGAACCTGTACCAGGACTATTGGCCATTCCTTGAGCCGCAGCTTGTACGCCTTTAGCCCAACCAGCCGTACCTGGTTCTTCTTTTGCTTTTGCTTTTGTAGCAGCATCCAATTCGGCTTGTTGATCAGTGACAGCGGCTTTAGTTTTATGTGAGCCAGGATTCAAATAACCAGCATCAATTCGAATAGGAGTCCATGTAGCAGAACCGTCAGCCGGAGCAGCACCAAAAAACTTATTGTTGTCAGTTGGTATTTTAGACGCTGCGTCAATATCTCCCGCATTAACATCATGTGCAGGTACAGTACCGATATCAGCGTTACCTACTTCGTGTGTTACTTTCCATGTAGAACCATCTGTAAAATCAAATTGATCACCGACTTGCCATGCTGCTGGATTGTCCGTAGAAGGTGTAGCCGGTACCGGTACCGGTGGCGACTCCTTTAACATTGAGAGATACGCTTCTTCGATTAGTTTATTGTCAAGTTCACTCACAATAATATTTATTGAACAGCCACCAAAAACCTATAAATAATTATGTATGAACTGCGATGAACATGATAAGTTTGTCCACCATTCCTTAATGTATATGGAAAGCTCTACCTGGCTTACAGCCAAATTAGAAGCAATAAATGACGAAATCAATTCAATTGCTCATGATGAGTTTTTTGAAAATGACACACAACTGAATTTACTATTAAAGCAAGCTGATCATTTAATAATGAAATCTGAATGGGAAGACAAGCAGATAACTATGTTCCGAAAAAAATATGGAGATATAGATGATGAACCATTCTAAAGACCATTCACGTCTTATAAGTGAAATAACCGATCAACTAAAGTCAATTGAAGTTCAATCGTATAAAGCCTTAAAAGGAGACCTTGATAATGAAAATGCTTTATATACAATTAATCAAAAGACGCATGAAGTATTGCGTGTAATTAATACATATTTTATTACTTGTGATAAAGACAATGACAATATTAAGTAAGCTATTTGCTTGTGCTTTATATTTTATTGCTGTAAGCTGTATATTTGTCTTTACTGGATTAAAGATTCTCATATATGAAAAATAAATTAGATACTATTGTTGATGGTATTATAGCCTTATCTAATAAACATAATGTAGACGTTACTGTTGAAAAGGCATTTACTAATAACAACCCGTCGCTTATTATACAAAATTCCGAAACTGGGACGTATGGTTTAATTGGAGTAGGTATTAACGAATATCCTGATGAAGATATTGTTTTCTTTACTTTTAATAATGACTTGTATACTTATGGAGCTGCCGAAGGGTTTAGTAGAGATGATATGATGAATAAACCTGGTTTTAAGGACAAAGTCATGGCTAAAGTAACATTAGGGCAATTTACTAATTTTGTATTAAATATATAAAATATGGCCACAAATGACTTCATCTACGACTTAGTGGACAAAATTTCTGAAGACAATATTGAATATATTTTAGTTACCGTTCAAAAAGGAGCTAAAGAACATAAAGCCACTGCTCACTATAATATCAAAACGGTAGACGGATTAGATGTTATCGCAACAACTATTGATTCGGTATTTGAAAACATTGCTGAAGAAAACGGTGGTATGATTATTGATTCAGAATCTCTACCTTCGGACGAGGATATCACAAGACCGACCGATTTAGAAGATCTGGATGATGGCGGGATTGACGAATCTGAATAAAGTTTAGATTATATGTTGATTTACTTTCATGCTATGTTATAATGATTGGAGTTATGAATACATTATTCGCAGAAAATGCAAGACCGAAAACTATGTACGTACAGATGACCCGTAATAGTAATGGAACATACACAGTAGAGAAGGCTCGTGTTCTCGATAAAGCTAACCAATACTCTCGGAGTATTCGTCGAGTTAATAAGCGCCAAGTCACTTCTGAATTGAAGTCGGCTGCTGCTACTGGTAATCTTACCGTTCTCTAGACGTAATATAGATATTATCAGCCTGCGAGCTAAATACTCGCAGGTTTTTTTATGTATAAAGATGGTGACAATATAACTTGGCAATGTAATATATCTGGCGACCAACTTCACGGAATTATTGAACGAACTGTTACCTACAATGGCGGTCATATTTACAAAGTAAAAACCGATAAAGGTAATAGATGGGTGTCCGAGGATTTGATTATATCAAGCAACTAAATAACTAAAAGTATGACATATCGCGAGATATTAGATTTTCTACAAGAATTGGATGATGAACAATTAGACTTTCCAGCCATGGCTCATGTTGATGAAGAGTTTTATGGTGTGAAAGAGATTAATGTTCAAGAAAAAGAAGACCGCCTAACTGACGGTCATCCTTATTTTGAAATAGAGTAACGGTTATTTAGCGTCAAATACTTCAATTAATTTATTAATTACTGCTGTAACGTCGTCAACATTAACTTCTTCTTTAGCTTCAACATTAACTGGCTGAGGAGCATCTTCCATTTCATCCAAGCTGTAATCGCCATATACATCTTCACTATCCGTTATTGTATAATCATGTTCAGGAGCTATAGATGTTGTGACTCCTTCTAATGGTTCAGCGCTACTATCGCCAATTGCAGCTCTGTATTGAGCTGTACCAATATCAGTCAAAATAATATGTAAGAGCTGCTTTGTTTCCGGTTCAATTTTAGATCTACCGACAAAATCAATAATCTCAGCTTGATTAAATTTACCTTTAAGGTCTTTAATAGGAGACTTATAAGAGCTATACGCTAAATGCGGTAGAAACTTCACAGTCACATCAGCACAGTCTTTGATGAGAAAGTATGCACCTTTCTTGAGAATAGTTACACCAGTATCAGGCTTTTGCTGGGCAATTTTCGCCGGACGCATAAGCTTTTTTTGCCTAATACTCGCATTTTTAATAATTTTATCTTCAAATGTCATTGTATATATTTATATAAAGCGGTACACTTCATCCCCTGAAGGGCCCATAACCTGGAACTCCTTGATATGCCATTCTTCTACTACGTAGTTGTCTCTCTCTAGTATACGCCGCCTGGTGTTGCACGGATCCTTGACCAAACAATCTACGGGCTACAGATGTACCGGTCTGTGAGAGGTGATGCTGTGTAATTGGATCATTTAATTGTTGTTGCGATCTGCCGTATTGTAAACCAATACGAGAAAGTGTTTGACCATTGTTATTCCATTGCGTTCTTGTTGCCATTAAGATAGACTGTACATCATTATTTGTTAAGTTCTCATTTGTTCGTAATTGCCGTTCAAGCTGGCCACCAGAGCCAAACAGTTGCATGCCAGATTGCATTCTGGCATTTCTGAAATTCTCTCTATTTTCACGTGTCCATTGCCCAGCTTGATTCATTTGAACAATATGTTGACCCCAATTCGCATATTGATTTCGCAACATTTGATCAGCCGTATTGTATGATTGCTGGTATGCAGTTTGTCTTTGCTGTTGGATTTGTTCTTGAGGTGTTGGTTGAGGGTCAACGGTACCTCCTGGTCCTCCTGCGCCAGGTTGACCACCTTGGGGCATACCATTATTTTGAGGAATGTTTTGTATGGCAGTCATTAGTCCTCGTGCACCGCCAGCAATTTGGTTTCCAACTTGGGACCCAATTTGTGTTAGTGTGTCTATAATGCCTCCAGGACCGCCACCGCTACCACCGGATCCTACACCCGGGTCAACACTTGTCAGCTCCGTTGGGTTTAATAATTCTTGTCTACCACTACTGGCTGATGCAATTCTATTATATATTCGGGTTCCCGTAACTGGTTCTTCATCAACTGGCTCTTCACTAATCGGATCTGTCATTGATCCACCCTCACCTACACCGCCTTCTCCGTGATAATATTGCATCCCGTCTGTTGAAGGTTCTTCAGGAGTTGGTTCTGTATACCCTTGACCTGAATAATATCCTGCATAATACTCCGCTTCGCCTTGGATTGCGGAATCTTCCGAGCTCATAGAACCCCCCTCACCTACGCCACCTTCTGCGGCATAATAGCCTCCTTCTCCTCCATAACTGCTACTAGAGCCAGACGCGTTAGGGTCGACCGCGTTGTACAGCTCGTCTAATTTTTTTCCTAAGCGTTCATCCTTCCTCATTGCTTTAACGAGATTATGTGCATCGACCAAAGAAACGCCTATCGCTGGTAGCAATTTTTTGAGAGAGTTCTGCTCTCTTTTTGAAAGTGCTGGGTTTTCACCCTGTACCAAATCGCTCCCAGGCTTAGCATTTTCCATTTTCTTCAATATTCCTTTCAGTTTCAATGCCGCTCCCGCCTGTGAGGGTGTTTTCGAAAATGGGTTGAGATTAATCTTGGGAAGGTTTTGAAATCCGGTTGTCCCGGCCGTAGTCACTTTACTCATCAAACGATTAAGCGTTTGATAATTTCTCGTTTTCTGCCTGTTAACGCGATCTATTTTCGATTGGTTCCATCTCTCAGCCATACACTAATATTTATTAAATACTAATATGAAAACGAAGTTGTGCGGGCATATCGCGCAGATTATGTACGAAGCCGCGGAATGCGGTGTTTGTCCTAATATTAAACAGGTAATGTATAGAGAAGATAATCTGCCATTTCATGTGATGACTCACCCAGACAAAGAAAAAGCCGTGTTAATCGGGTTAATGAGAGATATAACCGATGAAGTAATAGTTAAATGCTATACTATTGACTATAATAAATGGAACTGGGCTTCTACTGAAGGGTTCGATCTAGAAAGTATATTTGAAACGGATTTATATAAAGAGGTTTTTAGAGAAGTACATCCTGCTCAAGTCAGTAGCTACCTACTGAAATAAGCCTAAATAATTATAGCATGTGTGGTATATACGGCTACATAGGTAATGAAAAAGCGTATGATGTAATACGAACAGGTCTTCAAAAGCTTGAATATAGAGGTTACGACTCATGCGGTATATGCACTGCAAATAAAGGCGGGTTTCAAATAAAAAAGGTCTTAGGTGCTACTGACAATCTCCCAGAATCAAGATCTAAGTCAACTATAGGTATTGGCCATACACGATGGGCTACACATGGCGGTGTATCTCTTAAGAATGCTCATCCACATTCATCAAGTTGTAACACTATAATGATTGTGCATAATGGCGTTATTGAGAACGCTGGAGATCTTCGTAGTAAGTTAAATCAGCGTTGCAAGTCAGATACGGATACAGAAGTTTTAGCAAATTTAATTGCCTCACAATATATAGGTGATATAGTTAAAGCTGTTGAATTAGCTTTGGCCGAAGTTAGAGGGACATACGGTATTGCTGTATTGCATAAAGATCATCCTGATACGATTGTATGCGCCCGTCGAGGGTCACCTCTGTCTATTGGAATTGGTGACCCCGACATTCATATTAGTAGCGACATGTATGCTCTGCCTCCTCATATAACTAAAGTTGTACATTTAGAGGATGGGCAAGTCGGTATAATAAACGGCAATAAACTCACAATAAAGCGTTCGCAAAAGATTATCCCTCCCAAAATAGACAAGCTCGACGTACCCAGAGGCAAAGCAAGCTGGAAAGGATATTCATGCTTTCTAGAAAAGGAAATTCACGATCAATCTGAATCACTTGAAAATGCAATGCGAGGTCGGTTCACCAAAGAAGGCGACAATGTAAAAATTAGCGGTATCCGGCTAAAGCGAAAAGTGAGACGTATAATATTTTTAGGCTGCGGGACAGCGTATCATGCTGGCATTGTCGGCAAATATTATATGGATAATATAGCTGATATTCCATCGTCAGTTGAATATAGTTCTGAGTTCAAATATAAGCACAACCCGTTAACACAAAATACATTGGTTATAGCTATAAGCCAGTCTGGTGAAACAGCTGATACGATAACAGCTATTAAAGAAGCTCAAAACGCTGGTGCTATGGTTATATCGATTACTAATACGGTATCAAGTACAATTGCGAGATTGACAAATAACGGTATATACCAATACGCAGGGCCAGAAGTATCTGTTGCATCTACAAAAGCATATACATCACAGATTTGTTTGCTAGCGATGATTGCGATTATGCTTGGTCGGAAAAATGGGCTAAGTCAAACAGCAGCTAAAAAATATATTAAGCAATTAAAAAAGCTACCAAAGCTGGTACAGGAAACGATTGCACTGACAAACAACGAGTGCAGAAAAATCGCATCAATATATAGCGGATTTAATGCATTTACTTTGTTAGGGAAACAGTATATGTATCCTACCGCGATCGAAGGAGCATTAAAAATTAAAGAATTGACGTATGCCGAAACACATGGATACCCTGCAGGAGAAATAAAACACGGACCGTTAGCCGCTATTGGACATAATTCCTTTTGCTTTTTCTTAGCTCCACAGGAAGATATGTATGAAAAAAATCTTGCTAATATAGAAGAAATAAAAGCAAGAGAGACAAGTATTGCTGTTATTACACAAGAAGGGTTGAAATTTCAAAAAGACACAGGTGTAAACCGACGTAATTATGTGATAACCATACCTAAATCGGATAATATTTTACATCCAATACTCTGTGTTATACCTCTTCAGTTGGTTAGTATGTATTTAGCTAAAGCTAAAAATCTCGACGTTGACAGGCCTCGACATTTAGCTAAAAGCGTTACTGTTGAGTGATTAAATATTTTTATGAAAAAACGTACGCTTATTACGTTGATACTGTGTTTATATGCAATGGTATTAAACACAAGCTGTGGGTTATTTCACCCACCAAATAGAGAGAATGGATATTTAACAGCTCATTATTATAGTTGTGGACCTGTAGCAATAAGTCGAGCGTTAGATCTCTATTCAGAAAAACATGGAGTTAAATTTAAGCGTAAATTGCAACCAAAAGAGATTAGTATTGAAATACAAGATAGTAGAGATTTCATAGATGTAACTGAACTGCTCGTTTTATTCGACAAACAAGCTGCGCAGATAACATGGCCACATGAAATGAAAACATATCTCAAAGCGCAGAGTATTACTATAAGGGAAATACAATCCACATCCGAGCTTAATAATGAGGTTGCCATGTTATTAGTGCGTAAAAAGGGTACATTAGACACATTTCATTGGATAGTACATCCATGGGACCCTCTAAAATATTATGGCGACAAAACGGTATACGAGAAAATGTTTGTCTTAATACCTAAAAGTTGACCTATTGAGTTCCATAGTTAATTAACTATGCGATGGATAATATAATCGTCGGTAACCCCGGCGACGACAATTACGTACTTATAGGTACATTATCAAATGGTTTGCCGGTTTACCGGTACATATCACCTTCACCTCGCGTTATTGATGAGCAATTAATTGAAAGGTACAATAAAAGTACTGAGATATCAGATACCAAAACTATAAATTTACTCGAAAAGTTTTACGCTGATGAAGCTAAAGAGCATGAAAAAGAACTGTTAAGAGAACAAATTAGAGGCTCTAGCGCGCCGGATCAACAACCTACCGCACCTACTAGTAGTAAATATACAGATCCTATATTAAAAATACAAACAGATGCAAATATGTATCTTAAAGGTATTAAGAAATTAGAGAAAAAAGAAAAGAAGAAGCTTCCACGTAAACCGCATATTGATCCACCTAAATCGCCACCTATAAAGCGGAAATCAAAACCAATTCAACAACAAGAAGAGTATTCATCTAAAACAGATCATTACACAGAACATTTTAAGAAGGATAACATTATTGATGAACCAGCTTTTGAACCTATCAATGAAGAAATTGAACTAAAAGCTGACAGTTCATTGTTAGATGCTTATAGCGTCGCTAAGCAAAAAGAAAAAAATGTTGAGCAAAAGCTTCAACAGGAGAAGTCTAAATCCATCGCTGACTTCTATGAGAAGCTTAAGGACGGCAAACAGTCGTCTGAGCTTGGCGACAAAGAGGTACTCGGTTATATGGACGGCCCGGATGACGTACAGTTACCTGTGACTGAAAATACAACTGAGTACCTCGATCTATTTTACCGTGATGAGGAAAAAGAGAAAGATATACAAACGGATGTGCCTGACGTACATGGCAGCATTGAGGAAGAGGAAGATAAGCAAGACAGTCTGGTTACTGAGACTAGTAGTGAAACTACCAAGCTAGATGTTGATGTTAATGAATACGTACCAGATGATCCTGACGGTATTGTTGCTCGTAAAGATACAGACAAAACAACTATATCAGAATTATATGATAGTGTTAAAGACACAGACCCGGTTGAAGAAAGTATTGCTGTACCGATAATTGATTACTACAAAAAGGCTCAGCAGTCTGAATCTGAAGATATTACGAGTCGATATTATGACAAGCCGGAAATAGAAGAGCAGGAAATTGAAATCGATCCTGAAGAATATATCAAAACGTTTGATAATCCTCATGATGATGCCGGTCAAGTTCGGGTCGACTTAACTAAAGATTATTTCAAAGAATTATATAATGTTGTAACTGATAGAGACAATTATGAAAGTGAGATGTTATATGAGCAGTCACAAAGAGATATTGAGCAAAAGAAAATTAAAAGAGAGTCTGCAGCTCATTTGTATCTCGACCATATACGCAAACTAAGTCAAGAACAACAAAAACTTTTATCGGAACATGAAGAAATAATAGCAGGTCAAAAACTGCGCACTAAAGAGAGATATGAAGAGCTGCTCGTTTTAGTAAATCAGAAAACAGATAATATATATGACGAGGTTGGCGATTATTCGTTTGATATAGATATTTTCGAAAAAACTATTACCGTTACAAATACAAATACAGACTCGTCAAACATATTTGTATTTGAAGGTACGTTAAGAGAATATAATGTTGATGGTAATAACTTAAAGCTTTATTCTACCCAAACAGAAGATACAGATATTAAACATGACCCCGGTTTATATGTTACTCATCATTACACTACCTATGATTTAGAAACTAGCCAGTTATTAAAAAATGACAGCTTTACGTTAGTTAAACTTGAAGAGTCTGCTAAGCGAATGGGTACCCGCGCTCCAGCAGCGCCTGGTATTTCTAGTACGACTGGTGGCGGTAAACCAGCTGGTGATGGGCCTCACCCTGGTATTGTTACATTTACAACTGGTTATGGGTACAGTGACAGCTTTGATGGTTGGTCAGGAGCTCATTCACCACCGAGCACATTAAGTGCAATTGCGCCTGACGGTTGGGAGCGAGGCAGAGTTAAGATAGGGGTGGAACGAAAACAGATCGGCGCGCGCAAAGCAACAGGTGCATTAACAATCAGATATTTAATAACGCCTCAGAAACCAGACTTCGCGTTAGACGACGATTATACTATTGACTGGGACGCTGCTCAGAATGACGGTGAACATAGCGACGAAGCAACAGGGTCTGGTGCTTATAATTACAGTTATCAGTCTTTAGATTCAGAAGTTGCATTTAGCTCTGGTGGCGGGTTAACTTATGAGACCGATCCATTAAGTGGAGAGGTACAAACAATTACTTGGGCAGACGGTGAGCTTGGAGTCAAATATATTGATATATATCACAGTAAAATTGGTACAGCTTCTAATAAACAAAATACTAATAGATGGTATGCTGTTTATCTGACAACAGATCAAAGCTATACTATGGGTGTAAGCGCGACGCCTGGATCTAAAGGCCCAGGTAATACTCGAACACCTAGCTCTTCGGCGCTTATTGCGCCATATACGTCAGAATTTGCAACGGAACGTGGTAATATAACATCACCATTCTTTGTTGCAATCAGTGGTTGGTCGCTTGGCCAAGCTGATTCAATATACGGATAAAACAGTTGCCGGTTCCTTAAAAATCCGTTATAATATATGTAATGAAAAAGTTAGAAAAGAAGTTCATTCGTAATGGTTTTAATCACGTTCAAATCAAACGAACCGGTAAGGTCGCTATTTATAAGCGCTGGAAAGGTGATGAGGAGTATGCTCATTATGAGGTGATAAAGATTTCAAACCATAACGGATACAAATTGGGCGCTTCTTTTGTCAAGCCTGCTGAAACATATCCAGGCGGTTCGTTGTGGGGCATTCAAGGATGGACTCATCAAGACATAGAAGCTGCGGAGGATAATTTTAAGATTGCCTGTAAAAGGTTCAATGTAAAAGTGGTTAATGCATGATTCCGATGTAATTAATTAAAATGAATTACTGTTCGCTGCCTATTGGAAATAATAGTCCTTCAAACATTAACGTTGTTATTGAAATATCAAAAGATACTAATACGAAATATGAATACGACCCTGATCTAAATGTATTTGTATTAAATAGATGCCTAATAAGTTCGATGAGGTATCCGGTCAATTATGGCTTTGTACCGCAGACAATTGCTGATGATAATGATCCATTAGATATATTAGTTTATAGTACGTCGACAATCGTTACAGGTGCGCTAATAAAGAATTGTAGAGTTATAGGGGGACTGAACATGGAAGACCAAGGGCAAAAAGATTACAAGCTTATTGTTGTTCCAGAATATGATAATAAAAATATAAACGACATTCATCATGTATCTGATGAATTCTTAAATATTACAAAAGATTTTTTTAAGAACTACAAAAATTTAATAGGTAAAAACGTTACAGTTAAAGGTTGGTTTGGTAAGCGTAAAGCGCATAAAATTGTCACAACAAGCCATAACAATTGGTTAAACGAACAAGATAGACTGACTGACTATACACCAAACGAATTCGCATTATGAACGCTGGAAAAGGATCTAAACCGAGAAGTTGTTTTTCTAAGAAATTTAGAGATAATTTCGATAATATACAATGGAGCGGCAAAAAAGCACATCGAGTGAAAAAAAAGAGTTGCAACTCCGGTCGGAAGATTATAAAATATTCGTAGCATGAATAAGAAATTAGTAATTACTATCTTCGCAGCTGCGACTCTTTTGAGCGTCGGTTGCTAAGCAACCGCAACGGTCGGCAAGACTGCTAATCCGCCATGGGTGGATGCAAGTGCAAACAAAGATGGCGTAAGTGTCACTTTGCCTTTTGTCAAAGCAAGCGTCGCTCCTGAAAAGGAATAGTTGCCGTGCCTCAAAAGAGGCACTATAATTTATACACAAAATGATTAAAAGCATATTAATTGTAACATTAGCAGCAACATCCATTGGTTGCTTTGGACCTAAAAATAACACTGAGCAAGGAGCCGCTACTGGTGCCGTTCTTGGCGGTGTAGTAGGAGCAATCATTGGCCACCAATCAGGTCGCGGCGGCGAAGGAGCCGCTATCGGCGCTGTCGGTGGAGCCCTCTTGGGCGGTGCTGCTGGTAATGAGCAAGACAAAAGAGAAGGCAAAAAGTAGTTGCCGTGCCTCGAAAGAGGCACTATAATTTATATAGTTCTTTTACATAATTTGTCGTGACGGCGACAATACGGGAAGTAGCGTAATAATGATTTGCAAGAGTCATAGCGCACTGAAAGCGAAGAGGCAGGAGATCATCAATCTCTAGGAGCCGATATAGCAAAGTGGTAACACAAGGCTATGAGTGTGAGTAAGGTACGAAGTAAGTAGGGAAAATGAACTTTATCATGCCCCGAAAGTAGTTGCTGGTAATAAAGCAGTCCAGTCTTTCCACAATTTTAGCGAGTAGAGAAAACGAGCCGACTCCACACTTATTATTACGAGTCCAGCGCTCAACCTTTACTCGCTTTTTTTATATAAATAATTTTAGTGGCGAACCTTGTTACAAATATACCTCCAATACAATGCTTAGTACGCAAAGAATTTCTCTATGATCATCAATCCGGT